CTATTTATTATTGGAAGAAACGTAGAAATATTAGTGAAAGTCTAATTTTTGAAGAAAACTTAAAAGAATTTGAAGAATTCATTAAAATGTTAGATTGGAAAAATATTAAACTGCTAATTAACGAGATACAACTTAAACTTAAAGAGTTTGAGAAGACTGTTGACAAGAAACTTATTGGTTCAGTATTATACTGGCTTGGAATTGGAGTTGCAAGTCACGATTTCTGGTGGGAATGTGAAGAATATGAAGTTGACATTGAAAGACCGACACATGGAGTTTATGTTGGACTTGGATTAGCAACAACAGGTGTCAATGTGATAGAGTCTGGATTCTTCAATAATTTAATTCATTATTTAGGTTTAGGATTAACTGTGATCGCTTTTAACCTGTTAAGTTTTCTGCCTAAAGGTCCATCAAGGTGGACTGCACATGTTTTCTGGTGGAGTGGAATAAGTTTAATGACGTATAATTGGTATCTTAAAATAAAACTTCAGTCACAAATAGAATATGACGAAAAAATAATAGAGATGATAAACAATGTCAGAAAGAGAAATTAAAGAAGCTGATAAACCGTTTTATTTGGCAATAATCTCCTCTTTAATAACAATACTATGCATAATTTTAGCTGGAATAGGAGCAGCGTTAAGAAATGATACTTTAGCAAACACGGCTGTTGAAATGTTAAAATATACTTTTTCGTTGACGACAATGGCGTGGACGTTTTATTTTAAATCTAAATGAAGATGAAGTAAATGTTACACGCATTAGTTTGTGTTTGGAATAATGTGGAAACAATAAGTCAAGTTTTAACTATTTTAAGTAAAATTGTTGATCGCATAGTTATTTTAGAAGGTCGCTGGATAGGTTATGAAGGAAGTTTACGTTCAACAGATGGAACAATTGAAAAAATTTGGGAGTTTATACAAAATCAAAAATGTAATTCTCCACTGCAAATTAAATTTATGATGTTAACAAGACCGTTTCATCAGTGTGAAGCACGAAACATACTTATTTCTGAAGTTCCAGACGGAGACTGGTTTATGATTATTGACAGTGATGAAATTCTAGTAAATTTTCCTTCCCGTGAAGAAATTAATGAGTTACTTAAAAAACCAGTTAAAGGATACTGTTTTTACATGTTTGAGCATGACCAGTCACAAGATAAAGCCATGTGGATTTTACCCCCTCGCCTTCTGAAAAAATGCAGTGGAATGCATTTGAGTAAAAATCATCGTTACCTACAAATTAACAATGAGTTAGTTGATTATAACGTTAAAGATTTTCCACCATTAAAACAATTTATTATTCATCACTTGTCAAAAAAGAAAACACGTGAACAAGCAGAAAAATATAAGGAATGGTTACAAAAGTTTGAGTGCTATGGAAAAAATCCGTAAAGTTTATTAAGTAGTTTAACAATTAATATTTTTGAAGATGAGAAGATGGAAGTAAAATCCAGTGAAGTTTGCAGGCATTGTTCACGTTTGTGTTTCGGATCTAAATATGCTATTATATGTCCTAGAAATCGTAAGATTATTGTTTTAGGTAAATGGTGCAGTGAACGATTCATTAATAGAGTGTTGAATCATGAGTTACTGCATACTGTAATTGGAAAACTTGAGGGATATTCTGTGAGTTCAAAGTTTGATAATTTGTTTGATGGCGGAGTTCCAGATGTTGAAAGTTTGGGGGTTCCAAATGGAAAAGGAAAATATAGATATAAAATTAGAAGATATAATCATTAGTTTACTTCGTGAATTTTATCCGCAGATTGAACCGAGGGAAAGAGATAGACGTATTATTTTAACATGTATTGACGATTTAAGATTTTACGTTGATTTTTATAGTAAGTCATTTTTAAGTGATACTGAATTCTGGAAGATTGTTCAGTTTCTTTTAGACTATGATGAATTTCCAGATGATATAGATGAATCAGTGAAAAAAGAAGTTGAGTTAATGCTTAAACAATTTATTAATGAATGGTGGAATAAGTTTCAGGAACGTGTTCAAGTAATTTTAAACGAGGAAAAATGGAACAGATTGACAAGTGGAAAAATGAATAATAATCAGAATCCTATGGTTTTTTCAAGTGCAGAATTGGAAGATTTAATATTATATTTAACAAACATACTTGTTAAGAATGGTGAAAGATGTTTCTTGCGAGCCATCTCTGAAGCAGTTATTAAGCAAGTTGCGAGCACGGAAAAAGACAAGTTTAAAAACAAGATACTTTTAATGCAACGTATAGGCTACGAAGTTCAACGTGTAGCAAAAACTACTGGAGTATTGGTTTTTATGCTTCCAGACTTCAAAACATATAAACTGCGAGAGTGGAGAGACGAGGGAATTGTTTAAACTTAAACAGAAAAATTATGTTTTTGACACTAGTGAATGCAAGTTTAAGTTAACCAGTGAAGATTATGGTTTTGCAGAGCTTGATTGGGGTTCAACAATAATTTATGCGTCTGAACATGAATGTGAACAAGTAGAATTTTACGTTCACGAGTTAACTGAAGTTTCACTACTTAAACTATTGCGGGAATGCACTCGTAAATGGCGTTTTTATGTTAAAATTAAACATTTTGGTTCTACACGTGTAGCACATTTAGTAAGTCCTTTTGCATACCCCAATAAGTTATGTTTTTTTCCAGATACAGTGAATTACCGAAAGGTTTATAAGCAACTTTTACGTAGATTAAAGCCTGAAGAACTGGAAATAAGAAAAAAAATGGGTGAATGGAATAAATGAAACGTCAAATAAACTGTGCGTATTGTGGAAGTAAGTTTTGGTCGCCGACACAGACACGTTATGTTGTTTGGTTAGCTAAACCTGAACGTAAATATGTATTAAAAGAGTTTGACAATGTTGAAGATGCGGAGAAGTTTATGCGGGAACCGTTAAAATCGAAACCTTTGGAACCTGAAACTCCAAAAGACTTCAGGAAAGAATTAGATTTTAAAGATGGAAAATACAAAGTGTGGCTTGTTCATTTGGACAAGATTAAAACGTGTTCTGTTCTAGGTAACTTTAACGTTGCCGACCAGTTTGACATTAGCACGTATAAAACTTCTAGCGATCAGGTTAAACTTGTTGAAAAAGTTGATGTTATAAAAGAAAATTACTGTTTGAAATGCAGGTCTTTCGCTAGGCAGCAACGACAAGCTATTAAGGCACGTATGCGAAGGGAAGCTTTGGAACGAATGAGGAAGCGTGGAGTTAAAGGAAAAGGGTTAATTGTTAACACTGTTAAAGATGAAGATGTAAGGGAATATTTGAAGCAACTGGTTAATCGTAAAGTTTTTGAGGATTATCAACAACAGCAAGAAAGTAAGAAAAAAGAAGCTATGGAAAAAGACCGCAAAGTTTATAAAGGAGAAACTGTTAATATTAAAAGTGATCAAAATGAATAAAGCCAAAATAAAGGAACTGGTTAAAAACATTCAGAAAGTAACCTGCTCTAAATGCTGTGAAGAAGACTATGATAATTGTCGAAAATGTAAAATGTATATTTATACGAATCAAATTTTAGAGGAGTTGAATGGAAGTTGAAATGTCCTGAATGCTGGTCTGAACATGTTAGAGAATACGATGAAGGGTTTATATGTCTGGATTGTGGACATACATGGAGTATTAAAGAGCAGGAAGAATATGAAGAAGAAAGGCAAGAGGAAGAATGGGAAGACGAGGATTGGGAAGATGATACTGAAACAGAAGAGTTTTTCGATGAAGAAGGAGACTGGTGACATGATTAAAGTTGTGATATTTACTGACCATGAAGATGCATCGTGCTGTGATGAAAAATGGAGACGTTTCCAATTAATATTGCCAGACACCACGTATGAAAAGTTGAAGCAGGCAATTTTGAAAATTGAAAAGAAATATGATTGTTGATTGGGATAAATTATGTGCAACTTGAATAAAAAAGCAAAAACTTCAGATCAAATAAGTCGGATGGTTGAGGCTGAAAGAGCTAGGCAGAGTTATCATGGCATTCCATTTCCAGTTTGTAATGATTTATGGGTTAGACTCGAGGATGCACAAAAAGAAATAGATGAGTTGAAACAGAAACTACAACAGTTTAAACGATTGCTGTCCGAAGAAAATGAACCTAAACTTCATGTTGGAAGTGCTAATTTTACAAATATTGCACGATTCAGAATTCACATGAGAAAAATAAGAGAAAAATTCAATAAACTTTTTGAGGAGAATAAAAAATGAAAGCAAAATTTCATAAAAATGCATTAGGATTGTTTATAGTGTTAGTTCCCTCAAATAAAAAAGAAAAAGATTTATTGTGTAAATTATGGGATAAACTGCCAGATATTACTTTTGAAAAGAGAGGTTCAGTAAGTGGAACAATACCCATAAAGGAACATTCATTCTGTATAAAAGTTAATTGGGAGATTGAAAATGAAGAAAAAACAATTTAAACGACATAAAAAAGAACCAATTATAAGAATGAACGTTAAGTTGGAACCAGCCACGCTAAAGATTGATGAACAGGAAATTAAAGAAGTCTTCAAACTTCTACCTAAACAGATTCAATATGGAAAAATAGAACAGTTAATTTACGAATTGGAAAATATACCTGCACCAATAGGATCGCCATATGGAACCTATCAGGAAGGGTGGTTAGACGCTATGAGATTAGTTGTTCGGAAGTTTGAAAAGTTATTGGAAGAGGTGAAAAAACAATGATAGACATAATTGGTTATTTGGGCATGATGTTCGTTTTACTAACTCTTTACTTAACCAGAAAACATTATGAAACGTCACAGGTTATAAGCATTCTAGGTGGATTGTTATTGACAGTTTACGGTTTGCTTGTTAACACGCTTCCAACAGTATTGCTTAATTTGATATGTATACAAATATCAGTTTACAATTTACTTAAAACAAGAAAAGATAAAAACAAAAAGAAAAAGTTAAGTTTAGACGAGGCGGGATGGAGTTATGTGGACTAGTCAAACAAAAACATACAAGTTTAAAAATACTGAAACATGTGCAATCTGTGGCAAAAAATTTGACGTTGAATATGAAGCAACAATAATATTCTGGTTTGACGGAATATACCCATATCGTGAAGAACGTGTTGAAATGCTGACAAAAGCATGGCATCAAGAATACAAGAAGGGAATAGGAGACTGGGTTGGCTATGAACTAGTTGAGGAAGATGGAAAATACAAGATTAAACGTTGTATTCCATTATACAAGTATATTTATTTGCGACTGCGAGATTTTAAACGGTTACTTTTCCATCAATACGAGACAATTCACTTATGGATCTGTCCAAACTGTGTTGAAGAAGAAGATGCTATTATTTATGAAGGAGATAAAAAATGACCTACTGGTTCACAGCGGACACTCATTTCGGACACTCTAAAATTTTGTATTATTGTAAACGTAAATTTAAAAACATTAAAGAACACGATTATCGATTAATTCAAAATTGGAATTCCAGAGTTAAACCCGAAGACGTGGTGTTTCATCTTGGCGATTTCTGTTTTAAAGGAGAGGGAAACTTTGATTATTACCGAAAACAATTAAACGGACAGTTAATACTTATTAAAGGCAACCATGATAATTCTAATAATGTTAAAACTTGCATTGAAGATATTCGTATTCATCTTGGAGGTAAAAATATACTTTTAGTTCATAGACCAGAAGATGTTGGATATTCTGATGTTGACGTTGTTTTTTGCGGTCATATTCATCAACATTGGCGTTTTAAAACAATTGACACGTTTAATTCTAAAGGTAAAAAAATATTGTTTTCAATTGATTTTATTAATGTTGGTGTTGACGTGTGGAATTTTTATCCTGTTACAATAAACGAAATATTAAGTGAATATGCAAAATGGAAGAGTTTAAATGCCAAAAATAAACGAAAGTAAAAAAAGAAGTTTACTTAAAGGATTAACAGCTAAAATTTTAGAAATCATATTCGACATGATTGTTTTAATGCTTTTCGGTGTTGAATCTCACCTTTCATTTGGTTTAGCCGTATTGTTTGAAGTTGTATGTTTCATGTTAGGATTTATAAATGATAGAATTTGGAACTTAACAGATTGGGAACGAAAAGTAAAAACAGAAAAGGACGGAGGTGAATGAATGGATTTAGGAGAAACATTGTTAATTTTCGCTTTTTTCTATTTTATATTTTTACTTTTAATGCTGAAAAAAAGAAATAAAACAGTTGCAGTTTATGATCCGTTTAAATTATGGGAAATGGTTGTCATGTTACAATGTAAAAAATGCGGTTTTAAAAAATCCTCAACGTTTCAAAGAGGAGACTACGTTTATAAAACAATTAGCGACTACAGAAGCAAACATAACAACTGTGATGGTGAAGTAGAAGTAATAGGCATATACCACGTGCATACTGAAACTCCTGAAGAGAAACGTTGGAGGGAATACGAAAGAAAATTCCGTTAAATAATACTTTTTTATATAAAACCCATTTTTTATATTTTTGAAAAAGGTTACATGGTAAAAAACCGCAAAGTTTATATAGTAGTTTGTTTTACTATAATTAACAACAGGTGAATAAAAATGAATAAAAATCAAAAACGTAAAAAAATCATGAAAGCGTTACGTCAACAAATATTACGTTATCGCAAAAATGGTAAAACAGACAAAATTGCGATAAACAACTTTGCCTACGAAAAGGGTTTATCAAAGAAAGAGATTGATGAAATGTATCAGATATTAATAGATGCTGAAAGAATTCCGCAAGTAAATAAGGTGGAAAAACAATAAGACTGGGAGAAAAAAATGTTTGATGAAAAAACTAAACAAAAAATTGTTGAACTTCGGAAGTCTGGAATGAAACCGAAAGAGATAGATATAAAACTGAATCTTCATAATGTTCAAGGCGTAAGAGAAGTTTGCAGTAAAAGGGGCGTAAGTGAACCTATCAAATTAAGAAATAAAGAAGAATGGTTAGAAAAATTAACTATTCGAGCAGAAGCATATTGGAATGAGAGCAAGAATAATAAATATGGTGTGCCAAGAAAAGGTAGTTTGCCGTGGCTTTTGATTCCAAAGTTCGGATTAGATATGACGCAGAAAATGTTAGCTGTCCAAACTTATCTAAAGGGTGAACCGTTAATAAAGAAAATGCTTTTTGGAGTTGAGTAATATGGCATGGCAAGATGTAGAACCCGACAGAAAAGGATGGATAAAGAAAATCATTCGAGAATTAAGAGGAACAACGACAGACTTCATTAAAGAAGCAGTAGTTAATTCTGCTGAATACAAACCACAATTGGCAAAGCCAACAATCACAATTGGTATTATACCATTTGACGAAACTCGTTCTATAGTTTATGTTACAGATGATAGCGATGGTATAAAAGACGAATTTTGGCTTGATTATAGAACACGTCTTAATAAACATGTTAATCCAAAAGGAAAACTTGGGATTTTTGGAGAAGGTGGTCGCAAGTCTGGATTAAGTGCTTCTGCTGAAGAACCACGATGCTTATTTACACGAACAAAAGCAATCGGAGAAAATGAGAAATATGCCACGTTTCTTCTGACGTCAGAAGAAGGCAAAGAGGCTTTTCAATGTTCTCCTTCTTCTCAAAATATACCAATTTGGGTTAAACCATTTCTGGAAAAGATGCCTATCGGAGAACATGGAACACAACAATTTATTTTGACAAGAAATCCAGACTATGATAGTATAAAAACAGTAATGCAGAATTTTTCTGCTCTTGCTTTAAGACGTGGTGAAATAAACTTGAATTTAATTCTTCACAAACCAAACAGTTTAACAATAGAAAAACAAGACAAATTAACTGCTCCAACTTATAATGCACAACGAATTGAAAATTTTGATATATATGGCAAAGGATTCAAATTTCCGTGCATTGCTCATATAGGAACAAGTGTAAGTGATCATTTCAAAAACCTAAAAAGAGACGATATCATTCATGTTAGTGATACTGTTTTTTTTGTGAGTGGATTCAAAGTCAAAACTCAACGAGTTCGGCGAGATGATGTTATCGTTGAAGTGGACATGACGGATTCCATCGAATTTCGCACAGGAATTGTTGGCAATAAAGATGATGTGACTGCTGACGTTGGTGAAATGTTTTGTGAACCGATTGAGGGAAAGATTAGGGAAAGATATAAATCTCGTCAAGAAAGAACGAAAGATAAAACAGCCGAAAAAATAACCAATAATATTCTTGAACGATTGATTAAGAAGTTTAAAAACTTTGGAAAAGAAATAGAAGTTGGTGAAAGCGAAGATGGCGAAATTATAAGGTCGCCACCACATCCACGATATATGTATATCTTCAAATGTAATTTATGTGGATATAAATGGCATGCCTACACGTTGACTGTAGAATGTCCGCAATGTCATAGTAAGAATATTGAATATCAACAACTTCCACGCCCACCATCTAATCCTAATCTTAATTCCAATCCTAATTCCAAACCTCGTAAACCTAAAAGGAAAAAGGGTAGAGGTAAAGGAAAACGAGCTAGAACTAATATCATTATTTCACATGTTCCTAACGGTGGAAAAACTTTCGTAGAATTTTCATATCCATATATTACTTTCGATACAGACCACATACTTCATAAGAAATGTGATACTTACACAACGACACGTGCCGAAGAAGTTTACAAACCATTCATATCTCTTATCTTAGGACTCTGGTATGACCCAAAACTTCGATATGATGAAAACCAAAAAGAGATGTTGGCAAGACAATTACATCAGTTGGCAGATGACTATGTATTATAAAGTAAGTCGTGATGTTAATGGATTATGTTGAATTAAAACGGCGACAATCTCTATCACTCGATGAAAAAATCAAGTTATCTCAAGATGCTGTTAAACAATTTTATGATGTTCTTGATGGTAAAGTTTACGTTAGCATTTCTGGGGGAAAAGATTCAACTGTTGTTCTTCATTTAGTTCGTTCCATGTATCCAGAAGTAAAAGCCATGTTCATTGACACGGGATTAGAACATCCCGAAAATAGAGATTTCGTAAAAACAATACCAAACGTTGAATGGGTTAAACCTAAAAAGAGTTTTTATCAAGTTCTCAAAGAAGAGGGATTTCCAATTCCGACTAAAGAACAAGCTAAATTCATCAAAGAATATCAAACAACAAAAAGTGATTATTTAAGACGGGTTCGCTGGGAAGGGAAACCAATTTCATTTGAGAAAGAATATAAGAAATATTTAGTTGAACATCCTAAAACCACGAGAGAGGAATATTATAAAATACATATAGCAAAATATCCAAATGAGAGAAAAGCTGGTGGACATATTTCTAAACGTTGGCGATTTTTGGCAACTTCAAAATACAAATGTTCTGATGTGTGTTGTGATATTTTAAAGAAAAATCCCGCTAAACTTTTTGAAAAACAAACGGGACTTCATCCAATTACGGGAGAAATGGCGACTGATTCTAGGAATCGAGAAAGAAATTATCTTAAATATGGATGTAATACTTTTACACGTAAGAAAGGCGAGAAATCTACTCCACTTGGATTTTGGACAGAAAAAGATGTTTGGGATTATATTCATAAATTTAATCTTCCCTATTCTAAAGCCTATGCTGATGGATTAACAAGAACGGGATGTATGTTCTGTTTGTTCGGAATTACAAAAGATGAAGTTCCCCGTTTCAAGATAATGCAAAAACGACATCCCGACCTTTACAACTATTGCATGAATAAACTAGGAATAAAAGAACTGTTGGATTTTGTAAAACAAAATGGAATAAAGATTGATTATTAATTGTTGATTAAAATATTGGAAGTTAAACGTTAAGAAAAGATTTAAACATACAATTATTCTTTTATTTTCTTTGGATGTGTATGTGTAATGAAGTATGAGTTTGACGATTGGATTGAAAGTTGTGAACTTAAAAAAGAAATCCAACAGAAAGGACATCCAGAAACAGTAATGCATGATGTTACAATTCAATTTTTCCTTTCAAACATTTACAAAAAAAGTGTTGATGAACAAGATGACGATAATTATCTTCACCAATTGAAACAGTTCATGATTGATTTATGGCTTAAAAACATTATTGAAATTAAACATTTTGAAAAAACAGATAATGAAGAAGAAGAAAGAGAAGAGAAAAGTCCAGATTTGCCTGAAAGCGATTTTGATTATGTTCGGTAACTTAACCCTCGTAAGCACTTACTCCCCCACCCTCTAGAACCGAAAACTTTAAATATGACTTTCCCTTTTATTTAATTGATTAAAATGTCAACAGCAAAAAACGCAAGATGGACTGCAACAACAGCAGATTGTTCAAACGTAAAATTTAGATTTTATATTTCACCTTCTTATCCATTCACCAACATTAACGCTGTTCTTTACAGTGAAATTTTTGCTCTATGTAAAAAAATGACTGTGAACAATCAAAAAGTAGTTTATCATGGTGAAATCTACTATAGTAACCTGCTTAATTATAATGGTTACCAAAAGAAAATCATTATTAAAATGCCAAAATTCGACAATAATAACAACAAGAATGTAGCTGTTATCTGTGAAGAAATTTATTTAGAAGATGACCATGGAAAAATGCGGAAAATAAAAAATAAGCTTCTTAATTTCTTTACACAGTTAGAATCTCCAGCTTATAACATAGTAATTAAAATTGCACTTGAAGGACAAGAATTAAAATTTGAACGTAACACGTTTATATTTCGATAAACCGTAAAGTTTAAATAGTTGTTTGTCTAATAACTTTTTTGAGACGGATAGCCTTTGAACACGATGCTTTCGTTTCATTAGCCGAGATTCAATGGAACAGCTTTTTACTGCATTGGTTCAACGCATCCGTCTCACGCAACTCCCCCGCCCTCTAAAATTTTTCTTTATTATTTTTTGCTTGGAAAATTTTTGATTTTTGAATTAAGTTTTTCTTGAATTTTTTTGAAAATCTTGGCAAATTTTTTATAATTTTTTTCCCAAAATTTTTCATGATTTTTTCTGGAAATTTTCCGAAATTTTTTTGAGTTTTTTCGGAAATTTTTTTGCTGGGCGAGGTTCTATGTAGTTTTTCTGTGGGGTTTCAACAATTATTTAAATTAAAAAAATATTTTTTTGTTAATTAGTTAAAGAGTAGTTAAGGAGTAGTTAAAGAGTAGGTAAATTTTAAGTAATTATTTAAAAAGGGAAAGCAAACAGGAAAGGAAGACGGAGGTGAGGTAGTTTTTTATGGTTTAATAATTTTAATGAATTGTTTAACAGTTTTTTGGTTTTACCCGTTTTAAAGTTTTCGCAAAAAGTTTAAATATAAGTTGATAAAACTGCTTAACTAATTATTTAAAATTGTTCTGAATGGACTTTGCGGGTTGTTTTTTGGCGGGAAGGTTAATTTGGGTTTCTTTTTAAAAAAGAAGGCTAATTTGGGCTGAATGCGATGGACGTTAATGCGAAGGCATAAAAGATTTCATGGTAATTTTTAGAAAGGTTTTTATAGTTGTTTTGACATTAATATTTTTAGTGAATTGGAAATGCGACAATGTGATAGATGTAAAATGCTAACGAGAGAAGGTGAATTGGTTAAGATATATGATAATTGGAATGATTGTAAACATTGGAAAACTTATCATCTTTGTCGCAATTGCTTTTCAAAATGGTCTTTAATATGGTCTGAAAACAAGTTAGATGATAATTTGGAAAAGAATATTGTTCATAAAACTTTTCTGAAGTTTTTAAAGAGAAAAGGAGAAAAAGTAAAGTTTGTTTTTAGGTGATGGAAATTGACGAAGAATAAATTGTTAGAACGTGTTTGTGGCAATACTAATTGCGGAAGAAGATTTTATTGTCATGGTGAATGTAAAAATAAAATAAGAATTTCACTTCAAACACATTGTTATTGTAGTGATTGTTTTCATAAGTATATTCTTCCTAATCTTGCTTCTTCTTCACTTAAAGAATTAAAGAAATGTCCACGAATGGAGAAAGAGAAAACAACTTTTATTTTTAGGGAAGTGAAAAAAAATGAATAAACGTTTAAAACGTGTTTGTAATAGTTGTGGTAAAGTTTTCTATTGTTATGGTGAATGTAAGATTAAGGTAAGAATTTCATGTATTGATTTTTGTTATTGTCCACGTTGTTTTCATGAAAGTGGTTTTCACAAAGCAATATTTCTACCAATTTCGCCAAAATGTCCTTCACGAATGAACATTAAACAAAACTTTGTATTTAGGTGATTATATGAGTAAAATTGTGTTTCGCAATATTAAAAAATGTCCATCTTGCAAATCAACACGTATCCATTTACATGACAATGTGTTTTTCACTAGACCACATGGTTTACCAAATGAAATATTTAGTTTTTGCAAAATGGAATCTAAAAGGTATGATTGTGAAATGTGCCATAACGTTTTTGTTCCGTTATGGATTGATGAAAGGGCTTTTACTTTCGTTTGGAAAAATATGGCTTGGTATCCTTTTCCATTTAAAAAGCTGAAAGAAAAATTTATCTTTAGGTGATTAAACAATGACAACACAAATAGAAAAGAAAAACGTGTTTTCCACTAAAACACGTGGTTTACCAAAAGAAAAAGTTTTATGTGATTACTGTTCTATAAAACAGATTTTCTATAAAGATGGAAATCTTTACTATAAATGCCCAAATAATCCAGACGGATTCAAAAGATACGACATAACTGTAAAGAAGTTTTTTGCTCTTTGCTGTGTTCTTTTTCAAAGTAAAACGCTTAAACGTGATGTTGTTAAATGTCCAATTTGTGGTCGCCAAAGCATATATAAAGGCATAGAAGGAAGAAACTTAAAGTATAATCAGCATGGAGAAATTATCGGAATTATTTATTATTGTGGAAATTGTGATAAAGAGTTTGAAGTAAAAGTTAAAGTAAAAAGTAGCCCATTTATATTTAGGTGATTAATAATGATGATGAAAAAAGATGATTATGAATATATTCATTGTTCTTCTTTTTCTCCAAAAAACAAAGATGCATTTATCTGTTTAATTTGCGGTTGTTATTCTAAAGATATTTATCGTAGGAAAGGTAGGCATGAACATTATTCTGAATATAATTGGTTGTGTCCTAAATGCTTCAAAAAACTTGTGAAGAAAGAAACTTTTATATTTAGGTGATTAAAATGATGAACAAGAAAAAACCAAAAATTATGGAAGATGGTTACGAATTGCTTTATTCTCAAACTCCATATATTTGTTTGCATTGTTTTAAAACTTCTGAATATATATATTACAATAAAAATAATCCCTTCAATTGTTTATATTTATGTCCAGATTGCTTCAAAAAACTTGTCGGTAAACAAAAACAACATTTTGTTTTTAGGTAGCATGGAAAAAAACAGTAAAGTTTATAAGTCCCAAAAGTATTTTCTTTTAATCGTGATAAAAATGTCTGAAACAAAACCAAACAATAACAAACAAAACCAAAATAACCAAAACCAAATTAACATTCAACAGTTAGCTGACGTGTTTGCGAAAAGCATGGCTACAATGATTCAACAAGCACAAAACGGCAACAACGAATGGACATTGGCAACAGAACCGTTTAAAAAACCAATAGAAGAACAAAAAGAAAACAAAAACATAATTACTGTTTCTAAAACTGCGGAAAAGAAACAATTGTTAGGATTTAAAACATACACTTTCATCGATGGAATGTTCATAGACGAAAACGATAAAGCAATTGACGGGGTTCCATTTGGTTCTTGTGCATTGTTAAGTGGATTGCCAAACAGCGGAAAATCTTTACTAATTGAAGAAATTTGTTTACAACTTGCAAATAAAGGCGTAAAAGTGGCTTTCGTTACAAGCGAAGAAGTTTTTCGTGCAGAAACACCAAGATACGATTTAGAATCAAGACTTAAAGAAAGGGCAAAAATTTTAAAGTTAGAATGGGAGAAAATTGCTGATAACTTGTTTGTGCTTGACGCTGTTTCTAATGCTGAATTAAGAGAATGGTCAAACTTTGTTTCAACACTCCGCTTCTTAATTGAAACAAGAAAAATTGATTTTGTTGCAATTGACAGTTTAACTTTGCTTGAAGATACACGTGGACAAATCAAATATAGACTAGGCGAATTAATGAAGTATTTTCAACTGCATGGTATTACTTCATTAATGGTTAATCAAAGGGCTATAGATGAAGCTGACAGTTTAGCATTGGCAGGGGGTTTAGCTTTAAGCCACATTGCAGACATAGTTATAGAAATGGATTATAAACGGTTGTCATCATGGGATAGCACAATTAAGTTAGATACTAACGCAAAACAAGGCGAAGTCGTTTACTTCTTCAGAATACTGAAAAATCGCATTTGCAAATATGATGCACGATACAAAAAATACATTATAACTCCAGAAGGACTAGTTCGTTTATCAGAAACAAAACCAAACTAAACTAAACTAATAAAGAGGTGAAAAAAATGAAAGTTGAAATTTGGCAAACAGATGTTGCAGCAGTAAAAGATTTAGACAACATTAAGAAAAACGCAAGTGTAAGTGCAAAGCGAAAATTAGCTGAAGTCGAAGTAAATCCTAAAGATACTGTAATACTGCAATTTTAAAATAAACCAAAACACAACTCTTTTTTATTTTTTTTTTAACATTTTTTTTAAAATTTAAAATTTAACGGGGCTTTACATAACCTTTTGAAATGGATTTTTAACTAATTACTTAAAATTTACAGAAGGAGTTTCATGGAAAAAATTTATGGAGACAGCGATAGAAAGATAGAATGGGAAAAAGATAGAATGGAAAAACTGCGTAAAGTTTATATATTTCAATAAAGTAATTTAATTTTAAAGATGGCAAAGAAATAAGGGAGTGAAAAAAGAATGAAGAAAATTTGTTTTAAATGTGGTAAAGAGTTTGAAACAACAGATAAAAAAGCTACGCTTTGCCCTAATTGTTTAAAAGGTGGAGTTGCAGTAAAAATTTTAGCTTGGTTAATTAGCATTGGTATAGTTGCCCCAATAATGTATGGAATATTCTGGCTAGTAATATACCATTTTCCAAAACATTTGTAAAGTGAAAATTAAATGTTGCGAAATGGTTTTATAGAACGAAATTGTTCAAAATGCGGAAAAAAAATTGTAGCCCGTAAAGATGATATGACTATTAGTGCCGAATTATGTGATTCATGTTGGAAAAAATGGTGTGCCTTCTTTGACGATAATCATGAAAGAATTGAAAAGTTATACACTTGGATAGAGGGTCAAAAAAATCCCGTTAATCCAACATGGGAAATGTTTATTGGAAACTTGAAAGATAAGAAACCATTTGTGTTTAGGTGAAAAATGTGAGTAATTCGAGGTTTGAAGTTAAAATTTTAAAAGCAAGTCGTCAAAGTTATTGGTATGCAAATGAAATAGGTAGCACGTTTTTAGTTGAAGAATCCATTAATCCTTATACTAACACGAAAGAATATAGAGTTGTAAAAGCAATAAAAGTTAAACGTAAATACTGTAATTATGATTGTCATCATCTTATACAAATTGAAGATACAGACAAACAAAGAAGTAATTTCATATTTCGATAGAGATTGTATGGAAAAAAACAGTAAACTTTATATATTGGAACATGACATAACTAGGATTAGGATTAGTGATAAAAAATGAAGTTGAAATTGGCAATAAAAATAATCGTTGTAGTCGAATGTTTAATATTAACATACTATTGTTTCTACACGCAATCTTTAATAATAAATAATGTTTTTGCTTCCATAAACGTTATTAACTCTCTAAATGATGTTCTTCGTTTTCTTTATGTTTCAGCAATTTTATGGGTTTTATGGATTGTAAACTTGATTATAGCGGTAGAAATACTTTCAAAGTGAAGAAAAAATGTCTGAACCAAAATCTGAACCGAAACAAATCTCTCCCGACTTTATTAAAAAATTAGACGAAATAATAAAGAAAATCGAAGAAAGCGGGGGACTTATTGTTTCGGGAACAAATCAATCGGGCAAGACTAATGCTGTAATGTGGATTGCTAGGCGAATACGGGATTCTCCGAAACATTCTACAAACGAATATAAACTTACAATCTTCGATGATACGTTAAATTGGAAGTTTAAGTTTGACAGTATTCCTTTTGTTGATTATGCTAAAACAAGTGTTATACCGTTTGAAGAACAAGACTTAATTGTGAATTTACATGAAATAGCTGACATTATAGATGTTAAAAATGTAATTGCGGATTTGATGTATCGGGACTTTATGCATAAACACGAATTAAAGAATAGTTTAAATGGTGTTGTTCCGTTTGTAAACTTTTATGTGATTGAAGAAATTCAGAATGTTCTTGGAAGGAATGGTTTAGGCTTGAAGAGTGGAAGATTCTTATATAAGTTGTATTGTGAGTGCACAAACTTTAGAATGGTGATTATTGGTTTAACACAGCGATTAGCTGATGTTGATACCAGAGTAGTTGAACGGAGAAGGTATTTTCTTATTGGAAGAACAAGTGGCGATAATGACGTGCAAAAAATCAGTAGAATGTTCGGTTCACAAGTTGCAGACAAAGTGAAAACTTTAAAAACAAACTTTGAAGAAGGCATATCTGAATTTATCTTTTACGATAAAGCTGAAAATCATGCATATTTAATTCAATTTCCAAAGTTTGAAGGAATAGGTAAACCATTTGAACATAAGGGAAAATCAAGATTTATTGGAGATGTGAAACCATTATGGTAAAATCATATAGAGAAGAAGCGTTAAACATTTTGAAAAAGTGGAATTGGAAAATTTGCGTGAATAATTTAATGAATGTTGAAGAAGATGATTGCACGTTTTGGTATGAATACGGTAGTAGTGAACCAATTTTATTAGTTACGAAAGGTGATATAGAAATTTCGCTTTTTACTTCTGGCGATATAGATATTTGGAAAAGTGATACTGAATATTTTATGTTTGAAGAAGGTAATGGTGAAGATGGAAAATTAACTGAAGATTTAATATTATGTGGACATTGGGAAGCTAACAATTGGTTTGAAATTCTTGTTACACGAAACAGAGAGATTATTGATTCTGGGATAGTTATTGATTCTGGTGACATAGTAAATTGTAGTGAAGAAGGAGATGGTGAAGATAATATGTTGGGTTGTAATAATCTGTTTGATTATATAATAAGACACAAAATTAAAATCAAGACTAGAAAAGAATCATTCGTTTTTAGGTGATGTTAAAAAATGGTTGCCATAGCAAGATTTAAAAAACACAAATGTGAACGATATAAATGTCAAAAATGTAAAAGAAAATTTAAACCTTACAAAGACATTAATTCTGCTTCCATTTACATTTATTTATGTCCTATTTGTGTAGAAGAATGGTTTAAGTTTTTTGAGAAAAACGCTAAAATGTATGTTGAAGGAAAAAGTGTTTGGCGAGAATTTTTAAAGGCGAAACATAAAGTAAAATTTGTTTTTAGATAAAAGGTTGCATGGGAAAATACAGCAAAGTTTATAAACAACAATTAAAACATTAATTGTCAAGTGAGAAAAAAATGAATAAGAAAGCAAGATATGGCGTGTTTGTTTTAGGTGATTTAGTGTCTATCCATACAACAAAAGAAGAAGCTGTAATGGAAAAGAAAAAATGGCTACAAAACATGAACCCAAAATATGATAAAAGAAACTATGCAAAAGTTAGAGAGGTGAAAACAAATGAATAAGAAAAAATTCGTGTTAATTGCTTTGCTATCATTAATAGTTGTTGCAACTGCAACTGCCTGTAGTGGCTACTTCTTCACGTTACCGACAAATGGCATTGGTTTCTGGACTAAACAAAAAGAATCATCAGTAGTAACGGTTGAAAACGTTACAGAACACATTACTTGTGCAAATGGAATGTTACATATAGAGTTTGACCTACGAAACACAGATGACAAAGTTTCCAATGTTGAACTTTGGGTTTACTTCAAAGACAAATCAGACGTAACAATAGTTCAAAACTATTTAAACATTGGAAACATGGCGAAACACGAAGTCAAACACATTTCATTCGACCAATACTTCGGTTCACTAGACCAGCTTAACAAGTTCGACCACGAAGACTTTTCAATACATTATGTCCGCTAAAAAACCCCCCTTTTTTCTCTTTTTATTTTTTTTCATAAAAACCGTAAAATTTAAATAGTTGTTTTGATATTAAAATGTAATGTGCGTGTGATGTTACCAGAAAAATACTGTGATACTGAATGGGAATGTGAAAAATACATCACTCGCATAAATCCCCTGCCCTTTAAAATTTTTATTGTTTAATTTTTTCGCCAAAAATTTTGATTCCAAATTATTTTTTGTTTTAAGCACCGACCTGCTCGTTATTAATTTTTGAAATTATAAATTTTAAACAATCAGTTAAAAACCAAAAATAAACTGCCAAAAAACCCGAAAAAATTTTCCAAAAAAATTTCCGAAAAAAATCGCCTATGTAGTTTTTTTGTCCAACCCACAGTTCAACTAAAAGTTTAACTTTTCGAATTTTTGTCGAACTTGGTTTTCGTTCAATTTTCTGTTCACATGTTTAAATTTTTGAAACATTATTTAAACCTTAACTACAAAATATAAACTTAAATATTTAAATGTTTCGCAGAAAAATTCACGAATTACTTAAACTTGAACGTGATTCAACGTTCCAACATACTTTTTTCCCATAACACCATTCACGTTGTCCCACAAACAACACAAACAATTTCGTGAAACTTTCAGAAACTATGGAAAAATCATGGAAAAACCACAAACAAAAATTCACAAAAAACATTAAAAGAACGTGAAGCAACGTGCATTTTTAACCATCTTCATAACCATTAAAAATTTAACGAATTACTTAAAATTTTAGGTGTTGTGAAACGTCTACCTACAATAACCAAAAGCGACTTAAATTAGCCAAGGGGCTTGATTTAGCCTTCTTTTTTAAAAAGGGGGAATGTGTATTTGTGTTGAACATACTTTGGCGAAAAGGGGCTTAAATTGGGCTTATTTGGTTTGGAAACTTTGCGAATTTTTTTACTAAAAGTTTTACCCTAAATCTTTTTGGAAGAATGGATTTAACGAATTGTTTAAAATTTTTATCTGGTCTAATCGGTTGGATTTTCCGTGCTTTTTCAGGCTTTGTTTGTCAAAATCGGGCAGGAAACAGCTTGTTTTTCAAAAAGCAGGCAACAGGTTTGACTTTTTTAGCTTAAACATTAATGTAATAAACCATATTAATAATGATGATGAAAAAAGATTGCATGGAAAAATAACGAAATACTTATAAAGGAGTTAAACAACTCTTTAAATCAAAGTGATGTAAAATGTCTGAAACAAAAGAAACAAAAATAAGTGAAATTGGCGGAAAAATAGTTAAAAACGTTGTGTTTGTAGATGAAAAAAACTATATGGGAAAAGCACTAGCAATACTTAAAAACGTGGGAAATTTGCGTCTTGTGGGCGAAACGGGAACGGGAAAAACAACTTTAGCTTATGCAATAGCTAAAAAACTTAACATGCAATTATTCGAAATTGTCTTGACACGTGATATAAGTCGCTGGGATTTATTGGCATGTGACACACTAAAAGAAGGCAATTCAACTGTAAGAAAAGGCATTATAACAAAGTGGCTTGAAGCAAAGGAAGGTGCAATATTATATTTAGATGGTTTCAACTACGCTGAATCGGGAGTAATTAGCCTTATAGAAAGTCTTGCAGATTTTAGGGGAAATGTCTATATACCAGAATTGGAAAAAACTTTCGAAAGAACCGCAAAACACTATATAATCATAAGCTATAATCCATGTGAAAAAGCGTCTTACAGCGGAACATTCATAACCAATATCGCAACTATGAGAAGATTTGAAGGCATAATCGTTGATTATCTTTCGATAACCCAAGAAACAAAGCTAATTAAGGAAATTTCGGGAAATTATGAGTTTTCACGCAAATTCGTTGAGTTAGCCAATAAGACAAGAAGGCTTTATCGGGAAGGAAAACTTCGCACTCCATTAACAACGGGAAACCTTATAAACTATGCTAAAATGTGGAAAGACAATCTTGCAGAAGAAGAAATAATCGAAATTGCAAAAAGCCTTTATCCAGAAGAAGAGCAAAGTATGTTCCAACGACTATATGAAGAATCGACAAAACTGCCCGAAATAGAAAAGTTAAAGGAAGAAGGAAAAGAAAAGGGGGAAGATGACTAATGACAGAATTAATATTAGACAAAGAAGAATTAAAGAAAATGGGAATTTTCGGTGAAGAACTATACGTTATTGAGTATGACTTAAACAGTAAAATTAAGATTCCTAAAAACGCAACGGAACAAGAAAGACAAGAAATTAAAGAAAGAAACAAATATGCAGAGCAAATCAGAAATAAACTGTTTTTCACGCTTAAATTTAAGATTAAGGCAACAAGACACCTAGAATCATCTTGGCTTATTGCAAAAGATAGATTAGAAACAGCGAAAGTTTTACTAGAAGAAATTAAAAGCGACTTGAAAAGCAAAAACTTTGATAACGTGGATAGACGAATAAGAATAATTCCAATACTAACAACAGAAGAAGGCTTTCAAGATTACGAAACACAAAAAATAGAGTTTTTACTACAATTCTGCATGGAACATATCGCATATTGCGATAACGCATTAACAGAAAAGAGAATGAGCAAAAGCAACTTATGGCGTTGTAAAAAGGCGTACGAAATAGTAAACGAATTAGCACAAGAATTAAAAAGCCAAGATGCACAACAAGAAATACAAGACACAGCGGAAATTTTAAGCGACAAGATAAGCCAAGTTGAAGCAATGATTCTTCAACAACAAGAACAAAAAGAAAAAGAAACCAAAACAACTTAAAAGAAGGGAGAAAACATGGAAGATTTATTGAAAGACTTTGAGAAAGAAATAATGCAGATAAACGCAAATATTCGCCGACTAATAAAATGCTACGTGGAACGGAAGAAAACAAGTGATTATATACGTTAAAATTTTCCCTTTTTTTGTGATGTGATTAAAATGTTTTGTAAACGTTGTAATTCGAAAGCGGTATATTATGTTGAAGAAATTATTAATGGAAAACTTCACTATTCTTGTTTTATGTGTAATAACTGTTTAAAGACTTTTTTCTCTCAATTACCAAAGGAAGAACAGAACATTTTAGGGTTAAAGTATAATGTTTTCATTATTGCAAAGCAACAATTTAAATTCGTTTTTAGATAAGAGATGATTAAAAATGAACGTAATTGATTATTTAAAAAAGTGTGATGTATGCCACAAAAAAGTCGAAGAATTCACATATGTTTTTGACAATTGGAATACTGATGTATGGAATGACGTAAATACTTATGCTGTTTGTCATAATTGTTTTGACGAGTGGAAAAAAATTTTTAAAGAGAAAAAATTAAAGTTAGAATCGGGAGATATTGTCCATGCTTATTGGCAAAACTTTGTTAAAAAAGGTAAAGAAAAAAGAAAAATAGTGAAACCATTTGTTTTTAGATAAAAGGTTGTATGGAAAATTAACGAAATGCTTAAATAAGCCAAATGAGTTTAAGTTAAGGTGAAGGCTTGAACTGATGAAGAATCAAAAAACAATTCTCACGAATCGTGAATTATATCATCTTATTACTCCAGAAGTTGATTTAGTTAAACTTAATACTCAATTTCCAGATAAAAAAAGTTTTAGACAACAATTAATAAAGTTAGCTTATGAATCAGTTATTCGCAATAAATTTTTGAATTATCCACAAACATCATGGAGATTCAAGAAAGCATCACAATTAATGAAAGATGTAAATTTTAGTAAGGGGCGAATAGAGTATGGAAAAGAAAAAAAGCGTTAAAGAAAACTTCAGCAAAAATCTTGAAGAATTAAGAAACATTGCAATTGCTATTACACGGGATAAGCAATTAAAATTGCAATATGACGAAAAAGCTAAAACATGCAGTTTTGATTATGCAACTAACACTATAACTTTAACAACTAATGCTTATCCAGACTACGCTAAAAATAATGAACGCATCGCACAAAAAATACTTGATAGTAGCCTTATGCATGAAGCTTTACATTATGTTTTAAGTAAACCTTTAGCTAAATATTTTGAAAGTTGGGTTTCGCAATTACAAAATAATAACAAAGAATTTCCATTTTTAGCACGGGAAATAATCAATATTGGGGAAGATAAAAGAGTTAATTATTATGGCAAGAACAGATTTAGATTCGACTTGGGTAAAAGACAAGTTTTGAAGGAATTGATTTTTAAAGACATGTTAGAAACCAACATGCAAGACACGTTGAAGAATCCAATTTCAACGACAAGTTTAATTGTTGGGGCAATAAGTGGAAAAACACTTTATAACGTTGATATAACTCCAATAAGAAATAATCTTAAAACTAAAGAGAATGAAGCTATCGATGAATGTCTTGATTTATTGGAGAAAGTTAAGTATTCACGTTTACGAATTGAAATTTTAAGCATTTATAAACAGATTTACGAAATTATAAAGCCTTTTGCAAAAGAAGATAACCAACAACAACAAGAAAGCGAAGATTCTTATAATCAACTGATGTTAGCTTTTGACGGGGGAAAAATTAACGGTAATATCAGTAAACAACTTCAAAAAGCGTTGGATAAACTGATTAAAGCTGAAATTGAAGCGGAACAGCAGGAAGGACAAAAATTAGAGCAAGATTTAAAGAAGAATGTTAGTGCGGGAATGGGAACGGGAGAAGAAATACCTTCGCCAGAACCAGACATTTTAGCTTATGAAAATTTAGTGGGAGAAGTTAAGCCAGAAATTGACAGATTACTGTCAAAACTCAAGTTAAACTTGAAACCTAAAATACAGAAGGACATTTACCAAAAACGTGGAAGAATAATGAGCAACATTTTAACTAGATGTTATACGAATAGCTTAAGAAAACAAGTTAGCAACGTTTATGTTCACAACGATTTAAGACTTGAAAAAGAGAAAATTAACATTGCTTTTCTTGTCGATTTTAGTGGAAGCGTCAATAAAACAACCGCTTTGCGTATAACAACGATTTTTAACGAAGTTTTCGGCAATTTCGTTGATGATTATAGTTTTGCAGTTGGAGTTTTTGCTCAAGACATACAGAAGATTAAAACTTTCTTTGAACAGTTTTACACAACACGTGCAAGAATTCCAAACATCAGCGTTAATGCAAGTGGAACAAGAATTCACGATTTAATTGAAAGTTTTCTCAAGATGTTTAATGGTATAAGGGAAGATAGACGCAAGATTCTAGTTATCGCTAGTGATTTTTGTTTTAGTGATGAAGGAGAAGCTAAAAAAGTTATTGAACAATGCGTTAAAAGTGGAATTGAAATAATGTTCGTGGGGTTTAGTGAATGTTATAATCTTGAAAACTTTGCTAAAGAAGTGAAGGGAATTAAAAGAACAAAAATCAGCGACTTTAGAGATTTACCAGAAGCGTTTATCGACATTTACCTTAATGTTGCAAACTAAAAAAGTGATAAGTATGTATATTTGTGATAGATGTAAAAGACGTTGTGATGTGCAAAACGAATTGGTTATTATTGACGACAATTGGTATTCGGCAATTCCAGAAAAAACTTATAAAATCTGCAATAAATGTTTTAGCGAATGGAGTAGCATTTGGGAAAAGGAAAGGCTACAATACCAAAAGGTAAAGATTATTCATTTACGTTGGGAAAAATTCCTTAACAACAAGAAAGAACCATTTGTTTTTAGATAGTGAAGGAATGATTATGACAAAGAAAACTATAATGGTTAATGGTAAAAAACTTCAACTGAAAGAAGGAGATTTAGTTTTAATTAAAAATGGTAACAATTACGGGAGAATTTCCTTTCCAGATAAACCAATAATTGTTGAGATTCTTGAAATTTACGAAACGTCTTTTAGGGGAAAAGTTATCGATTCGAATTTTCGTCTTGATTATTATTTTCTTTATGAAGAAGTCGTTAAAAAAGTAAAGGATAAACCAAAACAACCATTTATTTTTAGATGATGATTATGGAAAAAGAATTAATGAAATATTGTCAATTTTGCAAAAGATATTTCAGCGTAAAACTTTACGAAAAACACATGCAAAAACATAATCAACACTTTTAAAAAACTCCCTATCCCGCAAAATTTTAAACAATTAGTTAAAAAATCTTTGAAATTTTTCTGGAAAAATTCACCAGAAAAATTTCGGAAAAAGTCGCTATGTAGTTTTGGTGGTGCAACCGCTGGTTATCACTAGAGTTTAACTTTTCGTTAAACCAATTTTTGCTATTATGGATATATCTAGTTTTTGATATATCCTTTTTGTGATATATCTAGTTTTTAGCATACTTAACACTAGATTTTTAATTTCTCTTATCTTCTGATTTTTGTTAAAGTTTTTCTCTAGATGTGTGCAAGTGCAAAAATGAAATAGTGTGTAGCTTTTTAAACTTATCTCAATTTTTCCATGCAATCTTTTTGACTATATGTTAAATTACGAACATGTCTATTTTTTGATATGTCTAATTTTTGACATGCTTTATATAATCATAAGAAATTGTTTAACAAAAATACAGTTTAAAAGTGTTCATTTAAAGTTTAACTTTTAGTGATTAAGTGTAGCTAAAAACTACAATAACAGAGAAAAGTTTATATAAACTGTATATTTCCATGCTTTTTTTAAGCATACTTTTAGCAAAAAATAAGGCTATTTCGAAGCTATTTTTTTTCTGGAGTTAAAGCATGATTATATAAATACATAAAATCATGGAAAAATAGATGTGTATATGAGTTAGATTTTTAGGCTTGAGTGGATATATAAATCTACTATATAAATAGCTTCGAAGTAAAAAGCATGGTATTTTTCCATGCTACTTCGAAGTTGTTTGCAAAATTTTGTAAAAGAAGCTTAATTTCGCCTTAAAAAAAAGTGTATACCATAATCAAAACTTCGAAATACAGTTTAAACGCTTAATTTCGCCTTCTTTTTCAATTGTTGCCATACCTACAAGTCTTTTTTTGGTTTTAGTGTAGATGTTGATATACACAAATACGAATAAAAAAGTATGGTAATTTTTCCATGCTTTTCGGAAAACTTTGCTAATTTTTGCAATTTTTCAGTTTTTCCATACCATAACAGAACATTTTTAGGCTATTTTTACGAAACATATTATTAGAGAAACAAAAAAAGAAGGTTAAAAAAATGCAAAAAATCAAAATTGGATTCAGTTTAAATTATAAGGTTAGACTTGTGAAATTTAGTCATGTTGATTATTATGGTTTAACTAACCATAAACTACGTTTAATACTTATCAATGCGTCAAAAACTTTGCATATGCAATACTACACACTAGCACACGAATTAATTCATATGCTAATAGAAAGATTCTTTACAAAACTTTTTGTTGATTCAAGATTAAAACAAAAACTGCATGGATTGCATGATTTGTTAGATTATTTTATTTCAGATTTTAAAGACGCTTATACTTATTGCATTATATATAAAGGTTTCAAATATTTTCTTTTTGAAGTGATAAATCGTTATGTTGCATGATAGTTATGGAATAACCATAACAAAAAAAGAAGGTAAAAAACATGTCAGAAAAAGAAAAAAGAACAGAAAAAGAGTTATTTTCCAAAAAGAGTTCAAACTCTTCTGTATTTTTTACTGAAGAGTTAAAAAAAGAAGAGAAATTAAAAAAATTGAGAGAATTAGCAAAAAAGTTATTTCCAGAAGCTAAACCACTAAAAGAGCAAATAAGCGATGCAGTAAAAGAGAATGACATATATCTAAAAAATCTTAATAGATGTGAGCATCATAGAGCATTTAGTCGTATTTGCGAATTCCAAAAGCTAGACAATAATTATGAAGTTGCAGAGTTAGTTTGTAGCGATTGTGGAGAAGTTATTGGCTTAACCTTACGACATGTTAGCGAATTCGGAGAAGTCAAAATAAACCATATAACCTTTACTAACAAAACAAAACAAAACTATCACATACTAAATGATTGAAGTGATAAAAATGAAGATAGAAATTTTTGTAGTTTTAACAAAAGCGGTTGAGTTAGAAGATAAAATAATGCAATATGGCATTGATAAGTCTAAATCAGCTAAAGACATTCTAGATGTCAATACTGAAATAAAAGCTATTACTGACGCTTTAGAATCTGAAAAACAAAACTTGACAAAACTGTTTGATGGTTTAACCATTATACCTAATTGTTGTGGATATTGGTTAAACGAAAATGGAAAAATCGAACATGACTATGTCGAAACATGGATAATTTACGTCAATGATGACTTAACAGAAAAACTAGAGTATGAAACAGTTTTACGTAAAGACATTGAGCAAAAACTCAAAGATTCATTGACTAGGATTAAAAAAGCCACACAACAAAAATCTCAAGCATATTCGGTTGATAACAAAATATATTTCGTTTGATAAGGGAGATATGCAAAAATGAATCAAATAATAATTGCGGAATTATTACTGTTTGCATTATGGATAACATTAAACCAAACTTTGCAATATTTCGACAACAAAAAAAGAAGGTGAAACAAAAATGAAGATTGATTATGTAGCGATATGTTCTAGATGTGGTAGAAAGACAATATCAACACATAGCAAAAAGAACAAAAAAGCAATACGCAAAACATGTATTTACTGTAGAAAAACAACATATCAAAAAGTCGTTGGAGTTATAACCAATAAAACAACAAAAAGTTTAACTATCAAATGGTTAAACTAAAATTCTCCTTTTTTTTTTGTCATTTAACAATAAAGTTAAACTATTAGTTAAATTTTAAGTAATTACTTAAACACTTTAGCTATAACCATATTACTTAACTGACGCCCTACTTAACTGACGCCACTAACAAAAACAACAACATGCAAAACAACAACACACCAACAACACTAACAACACTAGTATAATAAACCAACAAAAAAAGCATACACTAACAGTATAACAAACCAACAAAAAAAGGATTCATTCTTTATTTTATAACAATAGTAATGAAGTAATATAACAATAGTAATGAAGTAATTGTGTGTTAGTTAGTTAGTTAGTTAATGTTGTGTTAGTGTTGTGTTAGTGTTAAGATTTTCTGATTAAGATTCTTATTCAGTAAATCATAAATCCTATACCATAATAATTAAACATCTAGTTAAACAATAACTTAAACAACACCTATCAAAACTACAACACCAAACGACCACAAAACAAGCTTAAATTAACCAAACAAGCCCAAAACAACCCCCCCACCCAAAAACAAACCCAAAACAAAAAAATCGAAAGGTCCACCTTTATATGGAGTATGAGTTTTATGTTATAGTAAGTTTGTTGTGTGGTCTAATATACTTGTAGTTTATTGTATCCACCTTTATGTATTGTATGGTAAGATTTGTGTGGTTTAAGTAATTGTTTGAATGGTTGTTGAAATATATTTTTGTCGGTTTATGTGGTTTGTTGCTTAAAATATATTGGAGGGCGGTGTTTGTGGTTCGCATGAGGTTATTGGTTTCACAGCAGGCTTTTGGTTCGCAATGAAGTTACGTATCACAGTTTTTCTATGGTTCACATGTTTAATATTATATATGATGGTTTGGTATTTAAATTTTTTGGTTTTTATATTGTATGTGTTGTTTTTAGTTTAACCGTAAAGTTTATATATTGTTTGTGTTATTTTTAATTAAACCGTAAAGTTTATATTTTAGTTTAGAATATAATATGTTGAAGGTAATAGGAACAGGTATGAGAAATGAAGAAAACATTAACTAGTTTAATTGATATTATTTTAGGGAGAAAAAGATGTGTTGATTGTAACAAACGTCTATGGACAGGAGAATTATGTGAAGACTGTTTCATGAAAAGGTTAGGCAGATCGACTTGTATAGAGACAAAGGAGTAATGTTCAGTTGAAAAGGAAGAATAATTGGGAGCAGATTCATCGGGTGTTTTGGTTTTGGATTGTTTGTGAAATATTGGAGATGCCTCCTGACGTTTTTATTAATATTCGTGGCAGCATAAAGTATGGTTATGGGTGGCGTTGGAAGTAGTGTTGGTTTATCGGTTAAATATTTAAACTTGTTATGTTGCCGAATGGTTGATTTAAATAATTGTTTAATTTTTTGGTTTAAAATGTCGGAAGATTTAAATAATTGCTTAAAAAATTTTTTTTGCAAATGAAACACTCCCGCACCAAAACATACCAGTTATACCAAACATACCAGTTATGCCTACATATGCTTGCAATATGCCTAAAAGCATATGAAAAATAAGCTGCAACTAGGTGACTCCAAACGTTAAAGTAAAACATAAAATTTTAATAGTTAACAAACAAAAAAGAATACAGTGAAATAACAATGAATATATTAGTCTTACTAATGTTATTATCTGTTTGTTATTTGGTTAATTATACACTGTTTGGAAGAGGAATATTATGATTGGAAAAGCAAAACGAATTAAAGCAGTATATTCGGCTATTGGATTCTGCTGGAAAGTTAAGTTAGATGACGTAAACTTTAAAGTAACATACATTCTAGTTTGCGGTAAAGATGTGCGAAAATATAAAGTTTTAATTGGACAACACGTTAAGTGGAACTGGAAAAATAATGTTTTAAATATTTACCAATGGAAAAAATTGAAACTAAAAGAACCACAATCATTATATGATCCTGACAAACCACGAAACTTGGCTAAAAGCGTAACAGTAAAATAAAAGTAGTGTTTATTTTGAAACTATTTTGAAATCATCCATCCACCATGAGAACTTGAGAGTATTGTAAACATCCGTATTATGACAATCTATAATAATTTTTAAGTTTACCACTGTATTTTTAGGCAATGGAACAACCACTCTTAACCATTTATTTAAAGGAAGGTAATCTGTTGAACTTCCATCATAAGGTTTCCCAATAAACAACAATCTAGTATTATCACGATCTATAGCAATATACTTAATATGCATAGTAGCATTAGGATGATGATACATTCTAAAATCTATTATAGCATAGACTTTGTCTTTATTTGACGTTAAAAATGATTTACTAACTCTTACTCTGCTTTCTGGATAATTACTCGTCATAACTTTGTAGCTGTAAAAACCTGATAACACATAATCACTGGCTACACCAGCAGTGAGGGCTTCTTCATTCAGTTCAGCGGTTGCTGTCCAATATTGAACTGTTCCATCGTCAAAATTGTCTAACTCATCTAACGTGAACGCTGGGTTTGTGCTATCTATCCAATGAACAATTACGTCAAGTGGATATGTCCATTTCAAAGTTACGTAATTGTCCGAGTAAGCTTTTAAAGTTAGAGTTATGTATTCTTCCATTTCGCCGTTTGGCAAGTCGCTTGGTGAAGGCTTTGATCTGGTAGCGAATGCGTCTATACATGCATAAGCGTTTGATCCACCTGCTAACAAGCCGAGATTAGTGGGAGTAAAAGTGTAACCTTCTCCAGAGCCTACAATTTGGAAATATAAGCTTGAATCATCATGGTTATAATAGTGTATTGTTATGCCGAGTGTAGTGGTTGTAAGGGCATCTGGAAGATTTCCTATGTCCCGATAGATGATGTTATCAGGTGTTGACAAGTTAGTTTCTGCGAGTCGAAGTTCTATTGACATAAAACATCACCTTGAGTTTCTATTTTTAACATCATATTATTCTTTATCTCCTTATAGATCTTGATCGGTTGGTCTATAATCATAAACACCACCTCTAACCTCTCCTAACACACCTGTTCCTCTTGGCACTAACAATGTGATTTGTCCAGTGTGAGAGTTATCATAACATGAAACTATTCCAGAGTTAAAACATTCACACTCTGTTCCTTGATAATCTATATCTAACTTTGAAATTGTAAAAGTTCCAGTCATTGTAGAAGTGCCAGTGTAAGATGAAGAAGCTGTTAAATATCTAAAACGCCAATCACCATGCAATGTTAATGATGTTGAACCTAATAAAATTGATCTTGCTGCATTAGAATAAACGTTTACTTTTAAAATGTTACCTTCTTTTTGAATAACTGGATAATAAGTAGCATTTGAATAAGGAAGATTATTAATGTGCGAACTATATTCTTGTCCATTATAAGTTTCCATTAAAGTTATTCGATATTTACCTGAAGGATAACTAAACATTAATGCAACAGCAGTCTTATTAGCAGTTTTTAATTGAGTCCAACCACCAACATCATTATTTAACATCCAAAAAATACATTTACTATAATCTGTTTCTCCAGAAGTTATGTTAACCCAATGAAACTTAACTGTATGAATAAAATCAGCAAAATAATCAACGCCATAATCTTTATATATATATCTTTCAAACCAGTTACTTGTTTGAACATGATCTAAAAAGCATGAAGTAACAGATGCAGCCACGAAAGTATAGGGATATTGACTTTGAGTAAAAGTTAAATAATCTTCACAAAAATGACGAACATAACTTATACCTTCTTCACCTTCACCACCGATACCTGCTGCAAAATTTAAATCCATCAGCCATATCCATTCTGTTACATTTTCAGATTCTTTTCGGTAACTATAAATTGTTTGGATACTTTGTAACCATCCGCTATATTCTGCTGATCCGCCTGTATCTAAAGCTACTGTTAATGTGCATCTTTTATCTGCATTAAAAATCTTTTCAAGAGTCTTTTTTTCGCTATCTGTTAATCTAACTTTAATTTTAATAGTTATAGGTTCGGAAAAACGATATGTATCAACATCAATATATTGTCCACTAGTGCCAAGTGGTATATCTCGTATAGCAGGTTCACATACTAATCTTTCATTGAAATTTAATGCATCAAAGCTCAAAGTTCCACCACTATTTGAAATTTTCACACTTGGCATTTTAATCAATTATTTAATATGCAAGCCAGCTATTTAAATTTTTTGGTTATTTATTTAATGTAATAAAATAGGAAAACATTTAAATATCGAATTAAACCATAAAAAATGTAAAGGGTGCGTTAATAGGCACCGTTAAAAGAAGTGAATATGTATGTCATTTAAACAACCACCATTAGAAACACAGGACAATCGACAGTTTGAAGATTACCGTGTTAAAAAACATTATTCATCGTCAGCAGATGTTCTTGAAGCAACAGGGTTTTCAGTGGATTTTCTTAAATCAATTGGAAACTTAACGGATAATCAAGTTGAAAGTTTAATTTCAAATTATATAAGTAGAGCCGATGAACGAATTCGCAGAATGCTTGGAATTCCAGTAACCGTGAGAAAAGAAGGACATGAATTCTTCAATAATCCAGTTGTTCAGTTAGGACCAGAAAGAGAAGATCCATTCGAATTTTTCGGTGCATACAATCCGACAAACAGAGTTGTTGAAGTTTACGCTATATACTATAATAATTACCGCACAAAAATTCCATACCCTAAAGACTGGGATCAATTTACAGAAGATACTACTGGATGGGGAACTGAAAATGGAACAATAGCTAAAGATACATCCGACTTTAAATGTGGAACAGCAAGTTTAAAAGCCACCATAACAGGTTCACAAGGTGGAAGCATTTATTACCCATCAACTAAAAACTTGCATAAACGAATTTACCCATGGTTCTACGCTGGATTCTGGTTTAAAACAGATAACAAAGATGCTCTATTCGATTTTAGAATAGTTAGAGATACAGGTAGCTATTATCATAACACATTTAAAGTTAGCAACGAAGACACGTGGGAAACCGTTCAATTAAGCATCAGACGATTCCAATTTGTAAATGTTGGAGGAGAAGGCGAACAAGCACCATTCAACTGGATATTAATATACACAGAATGGTTCCAAATTGTTGCAGACCGACCATGCAACTTCTGGATAGATAACTTCAGCTTCAACGATGGATTCTTCGCAACATACCCATCAGGAGAAATTGCTTGGTGTGTGGATGAACAAACTGAAGTTTTAACTAGGGAAGGATGGAAATTCTTTAAGGATTTAACATACGATGATGAGATTGCAACATTAAATAAAGATAATTCAATAGAATATCAAAAACCATCAAACATAATAATATTGGATTATGCTGGAAAAATGTTACTTTTCCAAAGTAGATATGCTGACATGATGATAACGCCAAATCATAACTTGTATATTGCCCCGTATGGAAGAAACTATAATAAATATCGTCTTCAAGAAGCAGAAACAATACAATTAACTCGTTTTAAATTAAAAGCAGATGCAAAATGGAAAGGAAAACAAGAAAAATGGTTCTATTTAGGAAAAAATAAAATAGAAATGAAACAATGGTTAAGATTTCTAGCATGGTATTTATCGGAAGGTTGTTCACAAAAAGAAAATAGAATTTCTATTTTCCAAACAGATGGACAGAAAATAAAAGAGATAGAATCAGTTATTTCAAACATTGGATTTACTCCATGTGTTTACACTAGGGAAAATGGAGAACACACTTTTGCTATTTATTCAAAAGAACTTAATAACTATCTTGCACAGTTTGGAAATTGCTACGAAAAATATGTTCCGAACTTCGTTAAAGAATTAACACCAGAACTGATAAATGAGTTCTTGAAAACATATGCTAAAGGTGATGGAACATTCAATAAAAACGGAACAATTAAAACTATTTATACCACTTCATTGAGAATGGCAAATGACTTACAGGAACTATTTTTGAAAGCGGGTTACGTTGCATCTATATCAATATTACAAAATAGAACTCGATATTTAAAGAATGGTAAAAAAATAATTCCAAAAGCTTTATGTTATAAAGTTAATGTTAGAAATAGAATGCTGAATGCAACATTAGAAAACAAACCAAAAATAATTGACTACATTGGCAAAGTTTACTGCGTAACTGTTCCAAATTATCATATAATTTACGTTAGACGCAATGGAAAACCAAACTGGACTGGCAATTGCATGCCAGAATGGTATCCCACTGGTAGAATAACGGTGACGTATAGTTATGATCCGTTTTTAGATAGTATTCCGCCTGCGTTAGAAGAAGCTTCAAGTAAGTTAGCTGGTGTTTTATTGTTTGATTGGGTTATTGGTAAACGTCAAATGGCAATAGCATTCAGTCAATTAAGTGATTCGTTAGCTGAAGTTCCTGATCGTGAAACATTGGAAAATACTAGACGAAGATTAGAAACAGAAGCTATGGCAGCATTAGAATCGCTTGGATTCCGAACATGGGAAGGCTTGGCGTAAAATGCCTGAAAAAAAAGACAATAAAGATTTACCGAATGCTGACGATAAAGAAAATAAAGATTTACAGGGTTCAAGTGGAGAAACTGCAACTGGACCGCAAGTCGGATATAATCAAGATTTTGAAAAACAGGGAAAAGGATGTAACGTTCCTCCACCGTTTATTATGGAGATTTGTCCATGGTGTGATGAAATGTTAACTCCATATTGGATATTTTTTGAACGTGATGTCTTCACTGGAGAAAAACATTTTTATTGCAGACATTGCCATAATGAAATTGAATATTCGCCACGTGGATGGGTTAGAAAATATTAGGGACTGTTTTCTTGCGTTAGATCGTATCGTCCAAACGGGTGACTGTTTCCTGCTGGATGTTCTTCTGTAGTGTATGGTTCACCAGTTCCTTTACCGTGAATCGCCATATCTTCTGGATTTTTAGGTTGAGGACTACGTTTCTTCTGCAATTCTAATAACCGCTTATATTCTGTATCATATTGTTTCCATGAAGTCCCCATTTTTTCACAAAGTTCTTTCTCTAATTTTGTAGCTTGCACATGTGCCCATTCATAACTAAATCCTAAAATTTCCACTAATGCTTGTTCAAAGGTTTCATGAGCCAATAGTGGAATATACATCCATTCAGGAACATCTGAATCAAAGTATATTCTTGTCCCATCTTTATTATATCCTGCAATTCCACCTGTTAAAGGAGTTTTAACTACAATCACTATCTTATTATTTAGTGGATTTACAAGTGTTTTAATTCCTTTTGGAGTTTGAGTTTCCTGACCAGTTGATGGAACATTTCTTTGTGCAATCCTGTCATCTACTGGAACACGTTCTTCTCCATAACCATACGCATTATAAATTGCTTCCTGAATACTGAAAATCTTATCAATCTGCTCATGCGTCAACACTTCACCAGTTTTCTTTGATTCCCTAATAAACTTTACACGTTGTGCCTTATGTTCTTGATCTTCATTTTCCCTGTTCCATGTTTCACCAACCATCACTTGACTTTCTTTCGGAATTCTCGTGCTTCCCATAGGACGTGCTTGACCACGTTTAGGAACATTAACTCCTCCTTCTAAACGTTTTTCTTGTCTTTCAACTGATTGGGGTTTCGGTTCACCTTGTTTCTTCTCTAACGGAGAAATCTTTTCTGTATCCCCTTCACCTTTCTCTTCAGTTTTCTTTGCTTTCTTTTCTTTCATTTGTTCTTCAATTTCAGCTAAATCTTTTCGTAATTGTTCTTGACTTTTTAATTTTATACTATCATAACCTAATATTTGAGTCATTTCACGTTCAAGTTCAAGTTTAAGTTCTGGAGTAACAGGATTAGCAACATTAAGCAATTGCACAATTTGACGTAAACGTTCAGTGTCACTTGTTAATCCTTTTGCAGGGATTTTCAAGAACGGAATAAATATCGGCTCTGTTTTTCCACCTTGTTTCTGTCTTATTTTTCCAAATTTACACCACAAGTGAGTTCTGAAAAGTTGATTTTCAACAGCAATTTTTAACTCGTAACTTAACCTATCTAATTCAAGACTGCTTATTGCAAATTCTTCTGTTGTAGCTTCAGGAGAAAGTCTTCTAGGAACTCCAAGTATTTCAACAGGAACATGCATGCCTTGAGCAACCATATTTAACAAATGAGTTATTATATTGTTAGCTTCAAAAACTTGACCACCAATTTCTTTAATATCAAAACCATATGGAACAGGAACGGCAGTCCAATTCTTCCTTCCCATCTCGACAATTTGTTCCATAACGTTGCGTATGTGAACTTTACCCCATGGTCTTTTTTCTGTGCCTGTGATTATAAAATATTTCTTGTTTCCTGCACGGTAAGCACCTTCACCAACAGCATCAAGTATTTTTTCAAGTAACAAAACAGTATAACGCACAGGCTCTATAACGCTTGTCCCCCTCTCATCAAATTCTCGTCTATTTAATGCTAACCAGAAAATTTGCCATGGATGAAACTTCACTGCTTGACCAGTATCCTTTTTTAATGTAAGCTGATGAACAGCCATTGCAGTATCGCCTTGACTTACAATTTCATCAAGAGTCCAGTAATTCGCTTCCCAAGTTTCAGGATCACGATAAAGCTTCATTCTTCCCTGTGCATTCTTAAAAATCTTTAACTGAACAATTCCACCTAAAGATTGCCAGTCTGGTTCTCTACTTTTGAAATATACATGTTCTCTACTTGCTACAGTTGATTTAACGATTGGAAGTGAACTTGTTCCTTGCTGTTGAACATAATCCCAAAAGTTAATAGGAGTCATATATCGAATTTCTGCACCTGCTGCACCTACAGTTAACGCTTCATCAACCATAATGCTTAAAATAGTATATAAACTTGCAGTGTAACGATCCTGATAAACCCAACGACAAAATCTTTCTATTTCTTCTTTCATTTCATGTTGATGATTATCTTCATCATCCGCTACTGAAACATTAATTGCCTTACCTAAAATTTGAGCTTTAATATAATCTATTGCTCTGCTAACTGGTGCAAAATTTTTTCTCAATCGGCGATAAACATCTAGATCTTCAACTTCTTTAGGCATAGCCCAAGCAGTTAACATAGGAGGTGACTGAATAATTGTTCCGCCACTTGTAGCAGATTCTTGAATCTTTTTTCCAACAACATTTTCCATATCTCCTATAGTCCATACTAAAAATCCATCCTTAAAGGTTTCTTCTATTATTTGCTCCTTTGTTTTTCCAGTTCTAACTACTTCTTGGTTAAGCCACTTTTCAAAATCGGTGAAATTAACATCTTGGATTTTAGGTTTACGTTTTGACTTTTTAGTTTTATTTGTCATTCTAACACCTTAATTAATTATTTAAATAACATTGAATTATTTAAATTTTTTGGTTTAAAAACTCAATTTTTAACGTAAAAAACCAAATTTTTTACTTATTTTTCTTGTTTTTCCATTCATCGTTTAAAATCATGCATATAATTGAATATACGGCTATATCCATGAATTTATCATTTATTTCTTCAATTGTATCCTTCTTATTTTCTCCAATCATTTCATAGACAGCGTCAATTTGTTTACTCATATAGAACATTGCCATTGCTAATGGTTTATTTTCTATTTTAATAAGTTTGTTACAGAGAAATCCACAGCGTTTAAAGTTAGCCAAAGGATCATCAGATGTTGCGTATTGATAGTTCTTCTTGGAATGCAAATCCGCAAGCCTATTTAGAATTTCATAAAACTTTGGATGTCCATAATATTTCTTATTTTTCTTCATTAGTATTCCCCTGATTATCTTGTTTTTCAGATTTATAAGCTTTTCGGTCTTTAAGAATCTTATAAATTGATTCTTGCCCGCCAAGAAATTCTTCTATTTTATCTATTCTATTTTTTAACTCATCAATTTCCAAGAATGCTTGTTTAACCCATTTATAATTAAATCGCCATTTCTCTTTACTGGTTGTTTTCCTTTTTTTCTCCATATTCACTATATCTCCTTTTTAATTCTTCAAGTATTTCGTTCCAGTCTTCTTGACTTAACTCGTTTTCGTTTCTACGGTTTTTACGTTTATTTGGTTGAACCATTTTAATGTTTTCTCCAATATGGACATTTTTTTCCAATACAATATCCTAATTTAATTAATGTAGAACAACGATATGGTTTTGTTTTCCATTTTTCATTTTTCAAAAACCATCGAACTTGACTTCGAGTAATTGAATCTTTAAAATCATGTAATGGCGTAAATAATAATGTTAAATCATCTTCTGTTCTGTATCCACTATACCATGCTTCAATTAGTAACGCTAATCTTTGTTGATGTGGCATTTCTCCGCTTTTTAATGTATGAATAAAACATGGACGAATTTTTCCAACAAACCCATGTTTTATAATCCAATTTTGTTTTTGTTGTTCACGCTTTACCATAAAAATGTTCTCTCTATTTTTTAATTTTGCTTTCGTTTCTTTTATTGCACGTTCAAAATCTTCCTCTTTCAATCCTTTTTGACGTTGAATAGCAATGCCACGTATTTTAGATTTATTAAAAGAATTATTTTTTAACTCAACCAAAATACATTCCTCTCCAGATTTTTCATGTATAGAAAATGGAACTCTTGCCATTCTATAAACATCTTTAACACACGCTTCATCAAGATATTTTAATCCTCCGTTTTTTCTAAAACAAAAATATCTACTTATAATAGTTTCAATTAAAGTGACATATAATTCACGTAAAAATTCCTCACTAGAATCAGTTACATCATACACATGATCAAAATAAATATAAACATGATAACCACGTCTTGTTTTAACAATTAATGGACTAATATTCTGACTATCTAAAAAACTAACGAAATCTTTAACTTCCTGTTCTAATTCCACTTTCTTCTCTTCAATTTTTTTATCTGACAACTTTTCGTTTTCATGTCCGTAATCAAACTCAAAAAATAATTTTTCAATGCCTAAAATTTTTTTATGCTCTTTTCTTGGTTGAACAGAACAGTAACTTGGCAGTTTTTTAGCGTTATTTTCATTTACGAACTTTATAATTTCATTTGGATTATCTACGAAAAATTGTTTTGGATTACCTAAATCTCTTCCACCAATATAACCAAAATAATCTAACATAAATTCTTCTTTAGTTATATGGTCTTCTTTCAACTACAATATCTCCGTTTTAAAACCTTTAACAATTCATCTAATGAACTACAGATTTTTCCAAAACGACATGAATAAATAATCCACGGATGATTTTTTAATTCTTCATCTTCTGTGAGTAAAAATACTGGTCTTTTCTTTATTACTCCTGTATAAAATATTTCACACATGGTTCCTGCACTTAATTTTTGCATGTATGCAATAGTAAAATCACTTCTATCAATTGATTTTAAATCTGTTTTTACAATGTTAACATTTTTCTTCTTCACTAGTTTAGACCATTTTTTAATTTCTTTCTTGTTCAGTGATGTTTCAGAAAAAAGATTATATTCATCCGCCAGAATTACTTCTTTTCGTTTGGAAGTTCCATCTGACTCATAAAATGGGTTTTTAGTTAAAATACCTAACGACTGCACTTTAGTCATTAAAACATCACGAACATAATATCTTAATCCAAATGTATGTGCTAGATAACATCTTACTTGTGCTCTTACCATTTAAATCTCTTCCTGATGATTTTGCCACATAAAAATTTAAATCGTTCCTGCATTTCTTTAGGCATCGTTTTATAAACATTCATTATTCTTTCATCAGAAAGTTTAAGCATATTTCTGAAAGAGTCGGCAATCATGTGGCATGCAAAACAAAGTTCTGTAGTATTTTCCAAAATTAAAATCGGGTTTTTTCTAATTGTATCAGCTTTATATGCATATTTCCAATGATGCAAAGATGTTGTTTTAATTTCTCCTTTCTCTCTGGATTTACCACAAGCCATACAAACACCTTTTCGTGGATCAAACGGTAGAAAAATCACGCAACCGTGACCGTGAGTTCCAGCATAACGCATCCTATATTTTTGACGTTTAAATAACTCTCCTGTTTCACCATGAAAATACATATTTTCCCAACATTCTTTATGATAATAAAAATGAGATTTTTTATGATGGCGAGCAATGACTTTTTGTGTATATACAACTCTTGTTCTTCCACCGCAAACTTCACATTTAGGAATTGTCAATTTACTTTTGGCTCTATATTCATGTTTATGTGCTAGCTCCACAGCTTTTTGATCAGAATATTCAAACATTTCTAATGGAGTTTTATGACCGCATCTACTACATATTCCGTAACCTTTAACTTTTATTTCCCTTTCAAAAAGCAAATCGTTAGTTTCACCAGTGGCAAATAAACATTTCGGTGCACTGCAAATTAAACGCATTTTACGCCCCTTCAAAATATTTGCCATTCTTGGAGTTAAAATAAACTCATGCGTCATTACATCACCGCTTCATCAACAATTTCCTCTTCACTATCTTTATTCTCTTGATCTTGACTTTTTTCTTTTTTCTTTATTTTTATTTCTTCTTGATGTTGCTTTGTCTCGAATTTTTCGATTTGCGGTTCAAGTGTTTTAGATATTTTAGTATCAGGTGGAAGATCTTCAATTCCTTTTTCTGTAATTAAAAATGCCCGTTCACTTAATGCTGTATAACTAGAATCAACCATACGGACAATTCTTACGTTTCCTGTTCCTCTTCTAAAGAACAGTATAAAATCAGGTTGATGTTCTGCACTATGTCCGCCAACAGGTTTTTGTGTGTCGGCTTTAGTTGCGTATGGTGAAGCTTTTGGTTCATCGTAAATTTGAGTGGTGTAAATTAATGCTGCACGGTGTTGTTTTGCTAATCGTTCTAACGAAAATATGAATTCTCTTATGAATCCATTTTTAAGCTGTAATGTTTCTCTACCAACAAACTCAATTCCACGAAAATGTTTGCTGTAACTATCGCATATTATTAAATCAACTTTTCCATTAACATCAGATGGACTTGGAAGACTTTGTAAAATATACATTTGTTGAATCCAGTTTTCTGCTGTGTAAAGAATTATTCTTTTCTTAACATCATTCCAGTCTATTTTGCGACTTTCACAGATTTGTTTTAATCGTTGACAAGAAAAACTTCCTTCTGTATCAATGTATATTATGTAACCTTTTGCTAAACAAACTGTCGTAAAACATGTTTGTGTTTTTCCACTTCCAAACTCTCCATAAAGCATCACAGATTTACCTTCAGGAACTCCTCCACCAATCATTTCATCTATTATTGTTCCAGTTTTAATTTTAAATTGTTCCTGTTCTTGTTTTTCAAGTTTTTCAATGTCAACAGGTTCAATCTTTATTTTGCCAAGTTTATCCAAAAACTCTTTAATCACGTGAGATTTTGTTTTAACAATTTCATCAACAATCTCTCTTGTATCCGTCATAAGAATCTACCACATCTTAAATATTTGCTTCCTTAATATACCTTTCAATTATTGGTTTCATTTTTTCCCAGTCTTTAGAAAAATTGATGCTTAATTTTTGTTTTCGCTTCCATTTATTGCTTGTTTTGTCAAATCTCCATTGATAAATCAAAATTTTATTATGACCAAACGTATTGGCTAATATAACAGCAAGCCACCAGTTGTTATTTTTATATATTGTTTCTCCGTTAATAACGGATATTGTCGAATCAACTGGAAATGCTTCTTGATTAGATTGCATAATCTTCAGTCGCCCTCTTTTGCTGTTCTTCTAACATTGATTTGTATCTTTTAACAGCTTCAGCTTGTTGATATTCATAGTAAAGGTCAAGAATTATCTGATGAAGAATTCCTTCACGTTCAATATTATTAAGGAAAACCCGCATAATCAGATATTTTATTAGTGACTTTAAAGTTATTACACGTTTAGCAACGCTATCTTTAACTTCTGGTCCCTCATTCAGTTGTTTAGCTACATACAAACAAATATCAGTTAAATCAGAAAGCAACTGTTTAAATCCTTCACTGTAATCTCCTTCACTAGCCCATATTGCCATATTTTTTGGAATTTCATATTCAGGTATAGATATGTCACGTGGAATTATAATTGGTTCTTTTTTATTTTTTTGTTCTTCCATTTTATTTCACAAAATAATAAGTATAAAAGGTAGTATATAAACTTTGCGGTTTAAACAAAAAAAAGAGAAGGGTTTTTCCCAAATCAAATCCACTTTTACGGTGAACTTGATTCAAGAATCTTGCAAATGCCTCTACTCTGTATGACTACGGGGATGCATCTAGCTGTGCACGCAAGAATGCTTATCTCTTTGTCTTCATATCTCATTTCACGGACACGCATCTTACGCTTCCAAGCTAGTATTGCAACTGGTCCCCACTTGAAGTTTGGCGGAAAGACTATATATGATTTACCTGTGCCTGCAAGCAGTGGTGTTTGCAGAACACGGCAACCAGCATATAATCCAACCGTTCCTTCAGTTATCAATAGTTGACCTATCTTTTCTGGTGCAATTCCCAATGCGTAACGTTGGCTTAACAGGAATCTAGTGTCTTTCATCAATTTAGCTGCTGAAGCTGGACTCGTAATAAGGAATGGCGGATTATCTGGTTCAGCCATCCATTTTTGTGCAGCCATTGCAGCTAAAGCATCAATTACTTCCTCGTATGAAAGATCAGTGCAAGTTATTCCATAGTTATATGCACCTGAAGAATATGCAGATTCAATATCAGCGTCTATTTGTTCCAGAACTGCTTTACCCATATTGTGTAAAGCCAGCCGTAGCCAATCTATATTTGGATAGTCTTCCTTCAATATATCTGTCAGAGACATTGCACAGTATATAAAAACAGACACATTAATAAGCACTTTGCTTATTGTTTTTGCACTTGAAGTAAATCCTGAAGATATTTGGTCTTCTATACTTGATGTCAATTTTGTGGCTGTCAACTGTGTAGCAGTTGGAACATAAATTTGAACGCCTGTGCTTCCAATCAGAGAGAAATCTTCTGTTACAGTGTCAAAGAATACTAGTGGTCGTCTTGCTCCTTCAATTACTTCACTGTAAATCAAGAATGCTCCATAGTCAATACCTGAAGAGGCTTGCAAAGTTTCGGAAATAGTTATTTTTGCCATTTTAATTTTCACCTTTTACGTAATTATTTAAATAAGAATAGATATTTAAATCTTTATTTACAAAAAAATATTTTTAAAAAAAGAGAGAAATATTAAAAAAACTAACTTTTAGAAGTTTTTGGTCTTGGCGGTCTTGCTCCTCTAGTAAGTGCTGAAGATGGAATCATCTGTGCAACTCTATTACATATTGCTGTAGCTTCCTCTGGAGTAACTACTTTATCTTCTACAAGTTCTGCCCATGACTCCTTTGTTTCTATATCCATTGGTGGAACAGGTATTGTTACTTCACACCATTTACATTTCATGAATACTCCTGTTCTTTCTATATAAAACACTGTATCATCTGTTCGTTGGCATGCGGGACATGGAACTATACCTTGATAATAATGCCAGACTCTATGATGGATTGCACCGCCAGTTTGGGTTATTTCTTCCCAGTAAAGTTCATCATATGGTTCATCAAACTCGTATCTGACACCATCGTATTCATGATAATTCTTACCTTTTTTTGGCGGTGGAACATCACGAATACTTCTAACTTGCGGAACGCCTGACATGTTTATGTCTCCTCCTTATGTCCAACTTTTTCTCGACTTTCATATTCAACTTGTGGTGCTGCATTCGTCTTTTTCCTCAAATCATCTCTTAACGTTATAGCCCATTTCTTAAACAGTTCCTTCAATATTGCTTCTGCTTCAGCCTGCTTCTCTGGATTACTTGTATCTCTTGCTTTTGCACGCAAATCACGAATCATAGCTTCATAAGACTCGTAGCCCTCTTCCTCTTTTTTACCACCAGTTAATTGTTTTTCATTAAGCATAGCAGTTGTTCCCCCAACAGGTGCAGGTGGAGGAGATGTTGCTAATTGCTGTTTAGCTTTTTCTTCTTCAGCCTTCTTTAATTTTTCAATTTCTTCTTTCCCCTTTTTCATTGCATCTTCAAGAACTCCAACCATAAATTCAACTTCCTTAATATTCTCTGGTCCTTTCTCTGGATCATTAAGTTTTTCCTCTATATCTTTCAAACGTTTATCATCCTCTGAAAAAACACCTTTAACACGTTTCATTATTGCCTCTTTCTTGGCATTATATTCTTTTTCTGCAATGGTTGTTAATGCTCCTTGTAATTCCTCTTTTTCAGATAACAAATTAGCTTTTTCCTGTTCTATTGCTTCCTTTTCTTTTGCTAAACGTTCAGCTTCTTCTTTAGCTTTTTTTGCTTCAGCTTCTATGCGTTTAAGTTCTTCTTGTAATTTTGCAATTTCAGAACTTCTGTCAACTTCTATCGTTAGTTTTTGTTCTTTTTCTTTTCCTTTATCTTGTTCGGACATTTTATTTTACCTCTGAAAAAATAAGTAACAATCAGGTATTTAAATATTTTGCTTTTTTTGGAACCCACTGTGTCCCAAAAGATTTAAATAATTGTTTAACATAATTATTAATGGTGACAAAATGCGAGATAGAAATAATCGTTCAACTCGTTTAAGTGTTAGAATTCCAAATCAACTATTTGATATTATTGAAAACGTGGCTAAAATTGAAAACTCAACTATAACTGATGTTGCAACATCATTTATTAAACGTGGAATTATAACTGAAAGGATTCAAACATATATTGACAAGTTTTTAGATGAACAAGAACATAAAATGATGAGTGCAATAAAATCTGAACGTAATGTGGGATCTTCCAATATTTCACGAACATTAGAACGTGACGATTACAAATGTAGAAAATGCGGTTCAACTGTTAACGTTATGGAAATTGATTTACCATTAGGTTTAGAGGGAAAGACATTTGCTGGTTTAGGTTGTGAATCAAAAATAACATTATGTTTAAATTGTAAAAAGAAACTTGACAGTTATATACCTAAACGATATGGTCTTGAAAGATTTTTAGAATGGTATTACGATTCAGAATAACGAACTTTATTAATTGAAACGCCTCTACCGCTTTTAACCACTATCTTACTTACTTGAAATGTTTCATCTTCAGAGAAAATCATTGTTTCCTGAATTTTTGAAACTTTTTCGATTTTTGCCTCATCTTGTCCACGGCGAACATAAGGAGGAATCATACAAGCATGTTCAACAACCATGTTTTCAATTTTTAAACATAATTTTTTCGCTTCATTTAAAACCCAAGAAGCTTTTTTGACAAATCCTCCAATGCTTATGCCCCATCCTTCTTTGACACGTTGAATGATGTCTGGAAACTTTAATGTGTTTACTATTCCTGCAATGAATTTAATTTTTCTATTTTGTTTATCAAGCCAAGCATCTATTATTCGTCCAACTTGGTTTTCAGGAGAATCATCATGTAAATTTTTAACTTTTAAGCCTGTGTTTGGATCAATTCCTTCACGAACACCGTAAAACACTGGTTTTCCAACTGCTTGCGTTGCTATTTTTTCCATTTCATCTATCGTATATAAATTTCCATTTTTACTTGTTCCTTCAGAAAGTAATGTTCCTTCAACTAAAACGCCATGTTCAGTTTCTTCAATTCGTAGAATTGGAGAAATAAAGTTATATTCGAAAACCATAAATTCATTTTCACTCATAAAGAGTCCACTCTACCTCGTCATCTAACAACCATTGCCATGGTTTTCTTGTTGGACGTGGAATCTGCGACTCTTGCACTTCATCAACTGTTTCCTCTATAAAAATCATATTGAATGTTTTAGGATTAATTATTATATCATAGACAAGCAGTGTTTCATGAACTGTGTATCCATGTGATTTAACCCATGCTTTAGCTTCTGCAAGTGTATATCTACTTCTTGGAAAAAGCAAACTTTGAATTTTGCTTCCTCCCTCTTTGAAAAACCCAATAACTGCTTTAATTCCTTTTCCCAATGTTTTAACACGAAATCTAACAAATTTACTTGGAGATTCCACTCTTATTCTTATGTAGTTTGGAGTTTTTTCTATTGGCATTTTTATTCACCTATGATGTATTTCCAACGTTCATAGTCCAGTCGGTTGCTTCTCCCATTCCTTCTTCACCAATTATATCATCGGCTCTTCCAGTTCTTGGACGATACCTGTAAAGTCTGCAACCTGTTAACTTAATGCTTGTATTTGCTATTGGGTTTCCACTATTATCTTGCAATGAACCTTCTAATATAAATATTGATTCATTGAGGAACAAATCAAGAATTAAAGCTTCTTGTTTTGCATCACTGTAAAACCAGCGTGTAATTGTAAATGTTGCATGTTTTGAACCTGCACTGTGTCTTCGAATTCTTGAACCATAAATTGGTTCTGCTCCCCCTTCATATCTTACATCAATATCTAATCCTTCAACAACTCCAAGCGTGTATTCTGTGCTATCAACAGTAACTTTTACAACCATATTTGTGCAACGATATGGACCTGCCATTTTTATTTCACCTTCTTAAAGAAAAGCATTTAATTGCTCTTCTTTACCGTTATGCCTTTTTCTTTTAAATACCAATTTATCAATGTTTCTTGTTTGCGTTTGCAAATCCAGCATCCACCATGTTCTACACCGAATCTTTTAGCCCGCTTCATTAAGCAACCATGAATTCGTTCACGAACTGCTGGTTTCAATCTCTTACCAAAAGTGGCTAAACGAACAAATGCGTTTCTCACGTGTGCAGCATCATGTGCTGGGTATGTTCTGTTAGGACCACAAAATGCACTGTCTGGCAATTTTTGTCTGGCAGCATATGTTAATTTTGCTTCTTGAATAGTTAATCCTTCATATTCGCAAATGTATTCATAATCTTCTTTCATTCTTATCACTTTAAAAAGAAAATGTATGTTTGAGTATTTAAATTTTTTGGATTAGACTAACAATTATTTAAGATTTTCCCTTAACGTTTTTAGTTACTTAAAGTCGCCTTTTGGAATTTTGAAATGTGACGCTTTTCCTTGACTTACATATTCTCCATTGTATGATTTTGCTATTGCAGCAATGTTTGCGAAATTTTGTGCACCGAGAAATCTTTTTATCCGTATAATGTAAAACATATTGTTTTCATCTGAAGAAACTTCAACCATGTCATCTCTTATGTAACTTGCAAGAGATTCTTTTATTGTTTCAAATTTTTTATCTGTTGTTGTTGGCGTTGATGGTGGTGTAACGTTTTTCATAACTGGTAATTGCACTGGTATTTTTTCTTTGGCTGGTTCTGTAATTTTTTCGGTTTTTTCAAGTAAAGCCGTCATTTTATCATTTATTTCTTTTAATTGTTTTGCAATATATAAGAATACTTCTCCCATTGTTGGAGTTGATCTTTTAGTTTCTGGTTCCTGTGCCCATGATGATGCTGGCTTTGTTTCATCTGCATCTGCATCTTCTTTCGGGAATGATTTTTCAATATCTTTTTTTTCTGACAATTTTTCACCACCTTATAAGTTGTTAGAGTTATATATAAACTTTACGGTTTTTAAAATTCAAAGTCTATCGTTGTTACTGTTTCAGTCCATGGTTTTCTGTATCCTTTAAACATATGATCCAGTTGTATTGTCCCGTCTAGATAGACTTTATATCCTAAATCTCTTGATTCGAGACAAAAACCAAAGTCTTCTGAACAGTTTGGTCGCACTGGATAGAAATGTAATCTTTTATCTTGAATAATTGTTTTGTTTAGGCATAAGCATCCTGCACTTGTCATGGCTACTTCTTGAAGTTTAGGTTCGCACCCACTTTTTAATAGGTATTTGCCTTCTGGAGTGTTATTAAACCATTTTGACGCTATGTAAACACCTACCTCACCGATTTTATCATCTACTTGTATTGAAAAAGTTCTTAAGTATGGACCACCAACTATTGGTAGGTTATGTTTGGTTATTCTTGTTATGAAGTCTGTTTGTTTAACAATTATGTCGTCATCTATGAAGATTGCGTAGTCAACGTTTAATTGTCTTACTTTTTTTAATAGTAATTCACGTGCTAAACCTATTATTGCATATGGGTTTCCAAGCTTTTTTAATGCATTTTTAACAAACCATAATCTTATTATTATAGTGTTCGGATGATATAACTTCCATATTTTAAGTATGTCCATTGTTTTGTCTGTTGAATTGTTTTCCATTATTATATAATATGTTGGTTGCGGTTGCAATTTCTCTAGGTGACATAATGTTTTATATAACAGGTTTGAACTGTTATATGTGGCTATACAAATTGCTGTTTTCATTTTTTTTCACTCATTAAGCAGTAATAGGCATCATTTCACGGAATTTATAACCACAGTTTTGGCAAGTGTATTCTTTATAAATGCAATATTCAGAATAGCGTTCCATTAATTCTTTATTTCCACATTTAGGACATTTTTTTGTTTGTGTCGTTTCAAACACTTCCAACATTGTTTAATATGTAAACTTACTTATAAACTTTGCGGTTGAATTAGAGTTAATTATGTGCATAAAATTTAAATAATTGTTTAAGTGCTGTTTTATTGTGGGTTTGAATGTTTAATATTGATTGGGAACAGTATAAGAAAAATTTAAAGTTGGAACGTGAGGAATGGGATAAATTTGCTAATTACGTGGAGAATTTGAAGCGTGAGACTGATGCTAAAATTAATGAGTTGCGTATGTTGCGTGATGCTGAAGTTAAGCGTGTTAATGACGAGTTTGAACGTAAGAAGAAGTTGTTGGAGTGTAGGTTTAAGCGTAAGAGTAAGATTGCTCATGATAAGTATATTAGGAATGTTGAGAAGAAGTTTAAGGCTGATGTTACTGTTTAATATTAATGTTATTGTTTAATATTAGTATAATCTTGGTATTATTGTTTAAGATCTTATTATGTCTTACTGCTTCCTATCAAATGATTTTTATACTATTCCTAGTGTTTAATTAATTAACTTGTTAATTAATTATTATTGTGTTAACTGTATAAAAGCAGTATTTGAGTGGCATTGGGGCTTGGTGGGGGGGTTTAAGGGTTTGTAAATGTTTGGATTTTTTATTGCCTCGTCTATAAGCTACATTTTCTACCAGCATGCACGCCTATACCTTCATGCATGCTCAAGTGTTCATTTATGAAGTTACGGGTGCAACTAGTGACTGTTTCACCATAGTTGCAGTGTTTTTGACTCTTCATATTGCTGCCTAGTAGAATCAGGACTTTACGGGCAACACCATTCAACAAAACTTTAAACTTCACCAAGTCGTTCATCTCTCGAACAGCCCAATACGCTTTATTTAGTTTTATATTATTGTGTTTTTAATTATTTAAATGTTTTGGTGGCTTGTTTACGTAATTGCTTAAAAACCGAAAGGTTTATTAATAAGTTTAGAGATTATAATATTTTGTGGTTTAATATGTGTGAAAAATGTAGAAGTTGTAAAAGCGAATGTGAAAGTAAAAGTTCTCATGTAGATGTTCAACTTTGCAAGGTTAACTGCTGTGACATCTGTAGATTTTCAGATACGTATGGCATTAGAATTGTCAAATACACGTTAGGTGAAGATCCAGTGGGTTTATGCGAGATTTGCTTTGAATGTTTAAAAAATATTATGGGTAAAATATCAGATATCATTGGTGATGAATAATGGGGAAAAGATGTGAGGATATTGATTGTCCATGGTTTGCACAGGACGGTTCATGTCTTCTTAATTTTCGTTTGCGACCTGTGATGTGTCCAGCTAAAGAAACTAAACATCATGAAGAAAAAGATGAGTGGATGACACGTAAATTTAAATAGGTGATTAAACTATTGGAAGCTGAACTGATTGTAATTTTAAGTAACACTTTAATATCGCTTGGAGTGTTTATTGCAACATTAGTTCGAATACGCATAGAACATGAGCAAGTGTCAACATTTAAAAAGAATGTTGATGCTGAAATACGTTTACGCAGATTATGTGATTTTGTAAGACAGGAAAGAAAGGAACTTGTTAATTTAAGCAGGGAAGAACTTGAGGATTTTCTCTCTTATCTTGAAAGGTTAGGTGAAGAATAATGCCATATATTGAAGCGGAAAAACGTTCATTTTACGATGATAAAATTAACATTTTAATAACTTACCTTCAAAATGATAATATAACACAACAGCAAATGAAGGAACTTTCAGATTCCATTAAAAGTTATTTAATTATTGGACCTGAAACAGATCAGGATGGTGAACTTAACTACTTCATTACGAAAACATTAAAAAAGTTAAATTGGATTTCAGATTCAACAATGTATTATTCTTTTCACAAATATAAGAATAAACTTCAAGAGTTCTTGTATAATTTGCTTATTCAATTTTATGAAACTCCAACACCAAAATATTACAGGTATAATAGAATGGTTGGAATGTTAGCTTGTTGCCAACTTGAATTTAAACGAAGATACGGCATGAAAGCAATTATTCCAATAACTTTCCTTAATATGCTACTGCGTCAAGTTTACCAGCAAATTGGAACTTATGAAAATGAAAAGATAATTCAAAATGGCGATGTTTAAATGGGACATTCCACAAAAGTCAAATGGCAAGTTATAAACGGTAAAACTTCATTTTTTGCATTTGTTTTCAATGATGAAACAGGAAAAATTTCTAATCCAATAATTTTTCTTCCAATAAAAAAAGTTCAATCCCTGAAATCAATTATCCATGAAATAAATGAATGTGAAACAACTTTTCTTATATGTGAAATTCTGAAAGAAAATTTTTTTAAAATGGAAGAAATTAACGTTACTAAACAATTAATCAAGAAGTATCCATGGGTATTTAATAAAATACAGAAAACATGTGTAACGCACATTATAAGTCCATATGGATTAAATAATTGTGTTTTTGCAAGGCACAGACGTAAAAACCATAAAATTTAAATAGTTAGTTACATATTAACTTTTAGTGATTAAATTGGAGATCAACGCATCTAATTGGAGATATAATTCTGAAAAAGGCGTAATTGAATTACTTGTAAGCATTCCAAACCAAACAGAAGAATTAGTTATAATCGTTACAGAAACTGCACTTTCCGAAATAATGGATTTAATTCCGTCATTACAGGAAGAAAGACAAATTAGAGATTTGCTTAATAAAATAAAAAATATTCAACAACAAAGACTATTAACTATAGAAGACATCGATAAAAAAGCTGATGAACTTCGAAATTTACATGCTAAAATACGTGATGAATTAAGTCAACCTAATATTTCAAAAAATGATATTTTAGCGATTTCCGCTAAATCAAAAGATTTATCTGCTGAAAAAGCCGTGTTAGAAACAAAACGACATTTGGTTCGAATGTTAGCAATGGAAGAGTCTAAATTAAGAGCAGAATTAGCTAAAATTCTAGTTGGTAGAGCAAATGCCTCGTGATTCAATTTCTAGCCGTGAAGAAGAAATTTGGCAGAAAAGTAAATCTAAAAAAGGAGAATTTTTTAAACGTCAATTTGAACCGTTTAGACGAGAGTGGAAACGTAGAGGTCCAATAGAATTTGCAAATTATATTTTAAAAATTGATCCTGAAACTGGACGACCATTAACATTGTCAGAAGAACAAAAACAATTTTTAAATGACATTGTTTTTAACAATGTTAAATTAGCAATTATTTCAGCAGGTCGTGGCTCTGGAAAATCCTTTGTATTGGCTGTTTATATTGCATGGAGAATTTTTACTAATGATTTTTATCATATAAGTGTTATTGGAGGTTCGGCTGAACAAAGTCAAAAAGTTAGAAGTTACATTGTTGGATGGATAAGAAATAACTCGAATTTACAGCAATATTGTTTTAAATCTATAAAAAATGAAATAAAAACTTATGCTTCTAGCAGTGCAAGGTTTAGTGCATGTAGTGCCACTAGCACTCGTGGTGAACATGTTAATGATCTAATTATTGATGAGGAAGTAGCTGCTGAACAAGTTCATAAAGAAGAATTTATTAAAGCTGCGTTGTGGCAAGCTTCTACAAGTCCAGATTTAAGGATAATTCGTTCTTCAACGCCACATTTAACTCACGGTTCATTTTTAGATGTTTGGAATAATTCTACAAAATATGGCTATAAACGTTATCAATGGTCAATTGCAAAACATATAACTAAAAATAAGGATCCATACGCAATTTACGAAGATACTAATCCTCACCATTGGTTTTCTAATGTTCCATGGATAACTGATGAAACAATAATGCTTTACAGAATACAGAAAAGCAATGAAGAATGGCTGAAGGAATGTTTGGGAGCAGTTAGTATTGCTTCAGGTGTGGTTTTTAAACCGACAGATATTGATGCATGCATATGTGATAATTGTGAAATATGCGAACCATATGAAGAGGGGAAATGTCCGCTTTTACAGTATTATCTTCAGCTTGAAGGCATGCCACCAAATAGGATACCATTAGTAAATAAAGAAGCAGCTAAATATCTTTTGGATAAAGTTATAGGTATTGACTGGGGAAAAATTACTCCCGATTGTTATTCTGTAATTGGAAGAATTGGCGAAACTGTTTTAGTGCTTGACTTCAGAGAAATTTATGGACAGACAGATGAAGAAAAAATAAAAACAGCAGACGAACTAGCTAAAAAATGGAATATTGAAATAATTAGACCAGATCCTGAACAATGGTCATATTCTAATGATTTAACAAGTTTGGGATATTCAGTTCATGAACTTTTTAGTTTTGAAGGCGGACAGGAAAAAGACAGTTATGTTCATGTTCTTAAAAAATATATTGAACGCCACTCAATAAAAATTCCTAAAATTTTCGAAGGTTTAATTAGAAGTTTAAGAAATTTAAGTTACGATAAAAGTGGAAAAATAAGAAAAATAGATGACCACCCTGCAGATTCTTTATTGTATGCTATTTCATATTATGGAGAAGTTTTAGAATCACCGACATTATCTCGGCAAGAAATCGAAAAAGCCATTTCTCCATCAATACCAACTGATGAACAAGGAAAACCAGAAACCACTCCAGAAGATTTCAATCCATTTGACATAGAATATTTAAAAAAGAAACGAGAAGAAAAAAAGGATATTGAAGGAGTTAAACTCTGGTGAAAATCCAACATAATGCAGATAAAGTAAAAGAATTTGCGGAAAGAATACTTAAATTTCACTATGAAGATAAAACAAAAGGTAGAACTGGCATTCATAGATCCGATGCTCTGGAGTGCCCTCTAAAATGCTTTTGGAGGGTTTCTGGACAAGTTAAACCAGAATTTAGAAGTAAGGATGTTGGAGTTTTAATGATTGGTGAAATGGCACATCAAGTTTTAGAAAAAGGATTTGATGCACAAGAAAAAGTTTACGATTTAGGCGGAATACAAGTTACAATTGATGCAATAGCTGGAGAGTATCCATGCGAAATAAAAACTACTAGAAAACGAATTTTTCGTGCAGCCGATATTCCAAAATCATGGGTTGACCAGTTAACTATTGGAATGTCAGTTATGGATGTTGATGTTGGATATTTAATGATTTTGAATATTATTAATTTTAGTTTAACTGTTTGGGAATTTAATATGTCAAAAGAGGAAAGAGAACTTACTAGAAATGCCTTTGTATGGCAAATACTAAATATTTTAGATGCAATTCAAAGAAATAATCCTGACTTGTTAAAGCCGAAATATGATGAATGCGAATGGTGTGTTTATCGTCCAAGCAAACAAAATGCAAATTGTAAATATTATAAAAAATCTCAAAACTAAAAAATAATCTATTTTTTTAAAAAAAGAATTATAGGTATTAATAGAATATTTTAAAGACCAGATTTTGTTTTATGTCCCTTTGCTTCTTTAGACAATGTTTCTGGCTCAAGTTTTTCTTCCGCATCAGCCGATTCATAGTAATCTTTGTATGGTTCTCCATGTTCTATTTCTGTTGAACCTGCCTTTTCTACTGGTGCAACTTTATCTTCTTTTTCCTCTGTCCAAGCTTCATCATGAGTAACATCATCGACTGCATCCTCTGTTTCAGGATACATATCCTCGAACTTTTTATCTTCTCTTGCTTTAACTTCGGCTAAATCCATATATTTCGCAACATCTTCTTTCTTTTCGAAAATATCATTAGGAACATGCGTGTCAGTTGCTATACACATATCTGGTTTCTTCTTTTTATCTTCTGACATATTTACACCTTAACTTAAAAGTTGCATTATTAAGTATTTAAATTTTATGCTTTCTACTAACAGATTAATTTTCACATTCGGAACATCCATATTCTCTTGGACTTTTAAAACTATCTGCTGTAACTAGTTTACATATTTTTGGTTTTGATTGACCTAACTGTTTTTTTCTATGTTCAGCACATTCCTTTGGGTATTGTTCACCTTTAGCAACTTTACATATTAATCCACAATTTTGACATCTGAAATAAATTTTTCCATCTATTTTCTGTTCTATCCAAACGTGATTACAATTATATAATCTATCATCACTTGGTCCTTTACATAAAGACGGTTCCAACTAAACACCTCATCTAAAATAATATAATTATTAAAGTATTTAAATCTTACGGTGATTTATTGATTTGCTTGTTTTGATTCTTCTTCTTTCTTTAATTTTTCCAAAACTAATGCAACATTCATGTTTGGATTCAAATTATTTATGCACACCATTAATTTTCGAAGTCTTCGATGGCTAACAATTTTTCCTGTTAAATCGTTAATTTCAGTTTCTTCATCTATGAATATTTCTGGGTGTTCCATGCAAAGCCACAGTAGATTATCAAGTTCTTTATCTATTCTTTTCTGTATTCTATTCATGTAAACGCAGTATTTAACGTCTTTAACGGGTTTTTCAGGCAGCGATTTTAACCATTTAATCATTTTGTCCGTGATCATTCTATCACCAATTTAAACAATTATTTAATATGTTAAGCAACTATTTAAATTTTTTGGTTAAGAAAAGATTTTTATAGCTGATTGCTAATTATATTTATGGAAAAAAGTGAGATTAATGAGTGAAAAGAATCTATTAAAAAAATATAAGTCGTTAACTCCAGAAGAACTCGCTAAACAGATGAAAGAAAAAGAAGAAGCGAAACAGAAGTTAGTTCAAGATGCTGTTGATCTAGAGTTTGAACTTGAAAATTTTAACAGAATTCAGGATCCAATAGTTAATCCGTTGACTGGAAAAGTAATGTGCTGGGTTAAACGTCCAACACAAGCTGACATGGAATCAATGTTTCCAGAAGAGTTCTTGCCATATAGCACAAAAAAACTTGAAGATATTCCACCTGAAATATCAAGAAAAATGAATAATGCTTTATTCGACATAATGGCTAGACTAATTGTCAATCCTAAACATGACGCACTTTGGTGGAAAGAACATGCAACCTTTGACTTTATTAAACTCTTTCAAACACACATTCAAAAAGTGTTTGAAGAGTTGGGAGTAGCTGCGACAAATTTTTAAATAGCAACTATGGCTTTCAGAAGATGATGGTATGCGAGTTCCTTCATATTACACCTTCCAAGCTTCGAAAATTACTGAAAAAACCAAATGGTATTGTAGATTTTTATTTAATTCAAGCATACATTGCAAAAAAAGCACAAATAGAACAGGAAGAAATCGAGAGAACCAAAAATCTACATGGAGGATCATTTAGATGATTGGATTACAAGAAACAGATTCAGGAACAAAAGACATGGTTAAATATAGTTTAACAAAAGGTCAACGTGAGATGATAGATAAATGGTATGATTCTTTAACGGAAATATGGGATAAAATTCTTGAAGAAGCAATAATGGAATGTCCAATAGATACGGGAACACTTGTGTCAACTATACGTATTGTAGATAATGCAGGACCGCCATTTGGTGGACAAAAAGCCATTACAATTTATGATACTTCTATAGTGGCTGGAGATCCATTTGTAATAAATCCTAAAACTGGTCGTCCATGCGACTACGCTTGCTTTACTGAAAACAATTTTGTTGTTTCAAATCCCAAAGTTTATTCTATTCCAGAATTGCAAGAAGGAATAAAAGTTTATTCATTTGAAGATTTTGAAGAAGTTGAGGGAATTAGAAAACGAGATTGGAATGGTGATATTTTAAAAATTTATCGTTATAAGTCGAATATTCCGTTGGAAATAACAGATAGTCATCATGTTTTTGCTATTCGAGTCAAACCATGTCCATATCATAAAGGCTATATATATTATTGTCGTCCATCGTGTAAATATCATAGAAGAAAACCATGGGGAATATATAAAAGTTGCAGTTTATATAAAGAGTATAAAATTGAAATGATTGAAGCAAAAGATTTAAAAGTTGGAGATTATTTAATTTCACCACGTTTAAACAAAGTAAAAGATATGCCAAGTATCGATAATAAACTTTGCAGATTAATAGGCTATTTTTTGGCTGAAGGAAACATATACTCAAAATATTATGTTAGGTTTAGTTTTAATAATTTAGAAACAGAATTTATTAATGATGTAAAAAATTTAATGCTTGAAAAATTCGGCAAACGAGCATATGAGACAAGTAAAAATGGCATTAACGGTGGCTGTTTTACATTAACTTTTTGTTCTTCTAAAGCAGTTGAGTTTTTTAAGCGGTTTTATCTTCCAGACAAAAAATTTGGCGAATCAGGAATGAAATACTTACCGCAAGAATTTTTATATTTACCAATTGAAAAACAGAGGGAAATAATTTGCGGTTTATTTAGAGGAGACGGTTTAAAGGGCAAAAATAAAAAGCGTCTTGGAATTGTTTCCAGATTATTGGCTGAACAGACAAGAATTATTCTTGAACGTTTTGGTTTTTCTCCAGCCTTTAGAGTTCAACATAGATATCCTTGGAAAGACGTGTATCTTGTTGAAATAACTGGTAATGAAATGGATGAATTTTATAAGATTATTGAAGATGGTGTTCTTCCTATGTTAGGAAATATTGAAAGGAAATATTGTTTAATTACAGATGAATATATTGCTTATCCAATACGTAAAATTGTTAAAGAACATAAAATGACAACTGTATGGGATGTTCAAGTTGCTAATACTCATTCATTAGTTGTTAATGGATGTTTAGTAAGTAATTCATGGGTTCACGATGGACATGTTATGCCTGATGGGCGATGGTGGTTTGGTGTTCCATTTTTAACTAATGCTTTTGATAAATATGAAAGTGAATTAATAAAAGCTACGGAGGACGCTATAGAAGCGTTGTATTGAGGTGAATAAATATGGCAGCGACTGGAGGAGGTATGCGGACAATTTGGATAACACTTCGTGCTATAAATTATACTGGACGTATTTTTTCAGCAGTTATTTCAGATTTGGAAAAACTTAAAGGTGCCGAAGCTCAAATTGTTAAACATCACATGATGATGGGACAATATGCTTTAATGGCGGGAATGATGTTTAATGCTTTAGGTCAACAAGTTGGAGGCACTGCTGGAACAATGATGAATGCTTTAAGTTACACGATGATGATGCTTGGAGGATTTGAAATGTTAATTTCTGTTTTAAAAGTATTAAATGTTGAGTTAAGAGGTTTACATGTAACTACGCAACAAATAGTTATATCAATGGCTGCTTTTACTGCTGGTTTTACAGTTGCTTATTTAATCTTACAACAACTACGAAGTCCACTTGCATCATTAATTACTATACTTGCTGCTGTTGCAATAGCATTCTGGTCAGTGTATATTGCCAAAAGTGCTGCATTTCCCATCGCTGCTGCAATGGGAGGAATAGCTGCTGCTGCTTCTTTAGCTCTTATGGAAGAAAGCATGAATGCTACAACTCCTGAATATCAAACTGGAACTCGTTATGCTCCATACACTGGTTTAGCAAAAATTCATAAGGGTGAAATAATTTATAATCCATACACTAACTTGCCAACACAAGTTGGCAATGAAATTAGCAGGGGAGAAGCAGGAACAAACGTCTGGAATTTACCAATCACTATTCAAAATGTTCATACTAAAGCTGATATTGACGATATTGACGAAGAAATAAGAAAAGCACTTCGTAGAAATTTGAGGGTTAGAAAGTGATAAATCATGAAATGGACAATAGAAGTTAATAAAATTGGACGAAAATATAAAAATATAAGTTTTGAACGAAAATTAGATATGGTTAGTCCGACAAAGTTTGATGCTACAATTCAATATTATGATGATATTAATTTTATGGATACTGTTGAAATTAAACGTGATGGATATACGGAATGGAAGGGTTATGTTGAAAGTATGGAAGTAACATGGGATTCTAATGGGCGATATTTAAACTTGAAAGGCAGAGATGTCAGTGTTATATTATGGAAAAAATATATTGAAGATTTCAGTAACATGACAGAGAAAACTTATGGTTTTTTCGGAAGAGTTAATGCAATAGAATTAATTAAGTTTTTATGCAGAACCCCAGTTTCTGATGATGTAGCAAGTTATCCAAGTAATAAAGAAGGATGGGGTATAGCAACTCAAAATACTGATGGAACATTAAGAATGTCATGTAATGCTTATAGAACCGCTTCTGGACATCCAGATTTTACACTTATGAGAAGACGTGGATATGAATGGAGAAATTCAGGTGAACAAAGATACACAACTTTAGCTGTTGACAATGTGGTTTCAAATTCATGGAATACGCATGGAACAAGTCCGTATCTTCATAGTGATGATGATAATGATTATATAAAATCAACAGGACATATTGATGATTCTGCAATTTTCAGTTTTTCAAGTATTTCCACAAATTTATCTTCTCTTGTAAATGTTACTTTACGAGTAAGATCGAAACCTGATTTTACGTATTGGTCTTGGATTCGTTCAGCATATGATTGTTATATTTGGGTTGAATCTACTCAAGCATGGCATTATCTTTACACTATTTATGGTAAAGGCGGATTTAATAATCCATGGCGAACAAGCGAATTTAATCTAACTAATTATTTAACAACAGTTTCAGATATTAATAATGCAAAAATTAAATTTGTAGAAAAATCAAGTGATTTAGCATCTTTTATTACATATGCATGTTTATCAGTCACATACATGATTTCTGGAGAACAAAGCACAAATGATTGGTTTGAAGTTAGTTTTCCAAAACAATCAGTAACTGGAATTTATATAGAAAGCAGAACAGACAATGATAGTTATCCGAGAAATTATAGAATTTTAAATGCAGATGAAACTGCAATTTCAACTTCACCATGGAATTCTTCAAATGGATGGGTTGAAGTTGATCCCAACAGTCATATTAGTTTAGATTCTACTCAAAGAGTTATTACACATGACAATTATCCATTAGAATCTGCTTATTATTATAAAGATTATGGCTCTAATGTTGTTACTGCTGACTGGAAATTTTCTTTTAAAATATCTAATAGTAAACCTGCTCTAAATGCTTTTATTCCGTTTTGTTTAAGTTCTTATTTAGGTAATTTGTATTCTCAAGAAAATGATTTATCTTCGAATCTTATTGCATTAATTGTTGCTAATCTTGATAATGATTTAATCTTGTTTTGTGAAAATAAACAAGGAACAGCAACTACAACTACTTCTTCTATACCTTTAACATTAAATCAAATGTATTATGTTCATTTTACAAAGACTGGAACTAATTTTAAAGTTTCAATTTTTAATGATGAAAAAATGAACAATAGCTCTTTACTTGCACAGTGGGTATTAACAACTTCAGCTAATGATTTAAGGTATCGTTATCAAGCGTTAACGTATGGTAAGTCAGAGTTTGCAATACAATTTTCTGATAGTTTTGAATCTACATTAACTAATTGGACAAGACATGGATCAGTTGGTAATGCGATTATAGGTTATAGTAATGATAGAGTTGATGGGTTCAAATCTTTTTCAATTAACGTATCAGAAAATGAAAATGGTGGTGCATATGTTGAAAAAGAATTTGAAGATAGTAAAGATTGTTATATTGATTTTTACGTTAAACTTCCAGAAATTCCTCATGAATCATTGGAAGTTGATCTAGTTCCTAACTCTTTTATATCTGATCATTCAGATTGGTTGTCATCTACTGGAAACAAGTCTTCAGATATAAGCACTGATGATGGTGATTCTTCTTATATATATTTACCAAATAATCATACAAGTGAAGGAAAATATGATCAACATTGGGAGTTTAGTGATCTTGATTCAAAATATAGAGCCGTTAAATTAGATTCTGCTGTTGTAATAGTGAAATGCAGAGGAAATGATAATCCAAGTAATACTGGTGCAGCGAAGCTTAAAGTTTACATAGATTTTAACGATGGCAACGGTTATCAGTATATTGGTGACGTATGGTCTGATAGTAACGGTTATGTGGAACGAACCATTGCTATTCCAAGTGTGCTTCTTAATTCCATGACAATTGAAAAAATTAATGCTATGAAATTAAAATTAGTTTATTATCAATGCACATATGTGGCTGATAGTAATTTTAGAATTACACAAGTGAAAGTTCATCTTTCAGGAACAGGATATTTTGGCTATGTTACTCTTGCAAAAATTTACGATAAAGATGTTAATGGAACTGGAGATAAAAACGTTGCGTTGCATGGTGCTTTAATGTTAAGACCAGAAGATACGCCCATATTTCAAAATAGATGGCGTGTCGTAATATATGGTCATGCAGGAACATATTGGGAGGTAGTGTCTTCTAGTTACTCATTGGTTCCATCATATTGGCATAGACTTCGCCTCTATGTTTCAAGTGATTCTTCTAATGGATTTGTTAAAGCATATTATCTAGAAGGTTACACTTCTCATTTATTATGTGAAAAAACGGGTTTAAATTCTTCAGTAAATGGAACGCCAAACTGTTTTAATGTTGAAGCGGTATGTTATGATTCAGCGTATGGAACATTTTTATTGGATTATGCACGTTTAGGATCATATACAACAACATCAACTCATACATTAGGCGAAATTAGCAGTTTAGATGTTAGTTATGGTGCATGTGTATTAGTTGAATGTCAAAATAATGTTTTTAGAGATATAATTCACAGTTGGAGTCCTATTATAACAGATAGATTAAGAATTGAAATAACAAAAGATGATCCGCATGCGTGGGCTATTTCACAAATTTATGTTTATAAGACTCAAGATACAAAATACAGAGCATTTCTTGACGGCGAATCTGAACCGTCATCTCCTCCACCATATGCTGGTGGTCCATATATTAAAAACATTGTTATTGATAGTAAATTTGATGTTCCTGTTGGTCCATTAAACATTTCTCGCCAACGTTTGCTTGATGCAATTTATTTTGTTGTGGAGAAATGTTATGAAGAATCTGGAGAATTATATGTTCCATATGAATGGTGGATAAATTATGATGAAAATAATACTTTACACATTTCAAATCGTCACGGAGCAGATAAGTCTGCAAATATTCAATTCATTACTGGAACACATTTAAGTGGTGTTAAAAGAGAAAGGTATATTGAAGATACTGCTCAAAAAGTTTATATTGTTGGAAGAGGTGAGCAAAAAACACAACAAGATGTTAGTAAGTGGGTGTTAAGCGAAGATGCTATGGATAATGTTAGAACGTTTTATGAAGCTGTTGAAAGTGAAAAAAGTATAAGTGATTCTTCAGTTGCAGAAGTAGTTGGAAAAGTTTATCTGTATAAAAATGCTTATCCACGAGATCAGATAACAGCATACGTTGCAAATGATAGTTATGCAAGTGGAAGTTATGATGTTGGAGATACAATTAAAATAGTTGATACATTAACAAACACTAATGGAAACTTCAGGTTAACAAATATAGAAAAAGAAATTGATGAAAATGGTGAACAAGTTACATTTACACTTGGTTATCCTAAATATAGAGATGATGACGAGTTTGCATTATTAATGAAGCAAATTAAGAATTTGGCAACAGTTGGAGTTCTAATGCCAGATTGGACTCAAAATGGAACTGATAATGTAAGTGCTGAACAAATTGATAAAACAAGTGAATACAAGAAAAGTGTAACTAATAAAGAAGCAACATCCAAAGGAGACATTAGAGATATAAAATGGGGTTATGATCCCGAGTTAAGTAACTTTTCCAACTTTGGAAACACAAGTGATCCAAATGCCCAACTAGTTTTCGAAGCTGTTCATGGAAGAACTTTTGTAAAAAGTAGTGAAGAATTCAAACTTTATGGACCAACAAGCGGAGGAATACAACCACTTACAGTTTATATTAAGAACGAATTTATTAGAATGATCAAAGATCCTGTTTTAACATTAGAGTTTGCTCTTAATGAAGATGCTTTAAATCTTCGATTTTGGACAGATGGTGATTATGCAATTTTAGGTTTAAAAAATGAAACTTCAGGAATTGGATTCTGGTTTAAAATTGTCAAACAAGGTGGACTATTTTCGTGCTATGCTGAATATAATTTAACAGGCAATGCTGACGATACAACATCAACATTTCTCACATATTTAGAGTCTAATCATAAATATAAAATAATTATACAAAAAGAAGCAGATGTTAAAGATAAAAATGGAAAAATAATATTTAGAAACAACAATGTTATATATAATCTTTACGATCTTGACAATGAAAATAGTCCGATGTTTTCGAGCATGTGTCATGCTGATAACATTTTAACAATTGAAGTTAGACCACTATACATGTATCTGTCAGCTTATGGAGGAACAAATAATCGTGCAGTTATTTACTTCTATAATTACTCAACAAAATGGACAGTGACATAATGCCAAACACTGTAACTAAAACTATTACAGAAACTTTTGGTTTTTTAGATTATGAAGAATCAGATATAACTAAAACAGCATATGAAAATTTGGAAATGGTTGATTCATTTTCTAGTGATATAAGCAAAACTATTACAGAATCTTTTGGTTTACGATCATATACCCAAAAAACTGTAATCGTATATGAAAATTTGGAAATGTCTGATTCATTAAAAATGATTGAGAATGGAACAATAACAATTGTAATAAAGAATATTGTTGAAAAAATCAGTTTGGCTGAAAGTTACGCTGTTGGTTTAGTGAAAGATATTTTAGAAATGATTGGTTTTAAAGATAATCAAAATAAAGAATTTATTAAATTATTTGAAGAAAAATTTGGATTGAAAGACGTAAAAAGTGCTGGACTTATAAAAATTTTAAGAGAAAAATTAGGTTTACGTGATGTTAAATCTTATCGTTTTACGCCTGCTAACCCAACATTTGTTTCTGTAAGTGGTAATGTTTTAGATTTTATAATTGATTTTGAACGTGTAATCCGAAATTACACGCAATTTCCACAATGGATAAATCAACCACCAGAATTAATCACTTCATTCTGGAATAAACAAATTTATAAAGTAACATATATATGCAGGATGACAGGTCTTGAAAAATTGGCATTTAACCAATTACTATTAGATCATTCATGGGTTTATCTTGTAGATGTAGTTCATAAAATTGAAACCAACGCTTTCTTTGTTGAAATGGAATCGGAATGGAAAGGAGAAATCAACTGGGAAAAACCATGGGAAGTTACTTTAACATTCATTTATGCCCAGTAATATTGTTAGTGAAAACCATAAAATTTAAATAGTTAATTAACTATGTAATATTTAAACTGGTGGAAAAATATGAGTAAAAGAAATGATATTAAAATTGCTGATGAAATTGAATACTTCGTAAGAGACAAAAACGGCAACGTCAAGAAACACTACAAAAGCAACACTTTAGTTAGTAAATTATTGAAAGCTCTTCATTTGAAACCGAAAAACTGCATGACAAATGCGGGTTTCGCTGAAGTTGCAGGTTTAATGTTAACTGATGTTGGCGGAACAGCTTTTGATTACATAGCCATAGGAACAGGCACAAATGCTGCTGCTGCAACGGACACTGCACTTCAAACAGAAATTAAACGTAAAGCTGGAACAGGCACAAGAGTAACAACCACTGTTACCAATGATACTGCACAGTTAACTGCAACATTTTCAAGTGCAGATGGATTAAGTGGATCAAGTGCAGTAACAGAAGTTGGCATGTTTAATGCAAGCTCTAGTGGAACCATGCTGATGCGTCAAACATTCGCTGCTGAAAACATGAATTGGGATGCTGGCGACAGCCTGCAAATGATAGTTAAAATACAATGCAAACAAGGCACGTAAAAACTATCTACTAACTTTATTTAATTCCTTTTTTACCGAAGCAATAGGGTTAAATATAAAAAAAATAGGCGATGTTGTGATCTATGAGTGTCGTTGGAACAAGCACAGCAAGTTCCGCAACGCAGTATCTTTTCCAGCGTAAAAGCTTCTACGCTAATGGACGTTTCTGGGTTTTCTACACTGATGGAACAAACATGGTTTACGCTACGAGCACCGATGGTTCAACATGGAGTTCAGCTATAACTGTGAGAGCATGCACGTATGGATATAACTTCAGCGTGTGGTTTGACGGAACGTACTTACATTATGCCTATGCTTCTGTTAGTTCTATTTATTATAGGCGAGGAACACCAAATAGTGATGGAACGATAACATGGTCAGCGAATGAGCAGACTGTTTCAACAACGGGTAACAGTGTTAGTCATCCTTTTGTTTCTGTTGATTCATATGGTTGTCCTTGGATTGGATATAAGGACAAGGCAGAAACTGTTGAAACCCGTTATTTTCGCAGTGACTTATCTAACGTTAATGGTTTAAACACAGAAACGCTTTTAACTAGTCAAAGTGGAACGTCAGGATACAAGCAACATGTTGATGCTGATTATGAAGCTACAGCTAGTAGAGCTTATCTTGGAATTCGGGTGTGGAAACGCACTAGTGGCGGAAGTGAAACGGAAATTACAAGCGGCACTCCCGTAGCTCAAGTTTACCGATCTGGTTCAGGTTCAGGTGGTTCAGGTATTTTAAGCTCTACATGGTCTTGCCCAGCAACATCGTTAGCATCAACAGACTCGATTGTAGTTAGGGTTTACACTAGTTTATGGGATAGTGGTGGGGGGTTTTGGGGTTGGACTCTGCTGGGAACATGGCAAACTAATCAGTTAGGCACTCAATCGTTGAGTTCTGCAACTTGGACAGTTTATTATTATTTTTATTTGTCAATCGCAACGGGACCCCCTAAAACTTGGACAGTCAGATTCTACTATGATACTACTACTTATAATAGTCGAATAACAAACTTCACATGGTTAACCAACAATTATTGTCCTTACGTGATTAAGTCGAGCACTAATGATGGAACATGGACAACTCGAAGCGGTTTTCCATACCAGCTTTCAACAACTTCCACTACTAGTTGGATAGTTTCCGTCATTCCATTAACTTCTGGAAAAATGCTTGCAATCTATACTTACAATGCTACAACACTTAAAGCAAAAAAATGGGATGGTTCTTCTTGGGGTTCAGAAGTGGCTACAGTGTATTCAATATTTAGTGGCTATTATCATTCAGCGGTTGCTCAAGGAGACGATGTGCATATAGTATATTTGAGAAGCTCTGGATACAACATTATGTATGTCAAATATGTTTACAGTTCCGAGTCATTTAATTCTGAATCAAGTCTGCAATCAGGTGCAACGAGCACTTCCGCTCCAGTTATAAGCATTGACACGGCAACAAACAACTTATACGTTTTCGCTGCAACCAAAACAACTGGAACACCCAGCGGTTGGACTGCAAACCATATCTATTACATTAAGTATACTGCTTCGTCTGGAACGTGGGGTTCATGGACAGACTGGATAGATGAAACCACAGAAGTTTTAACGGGTGCTGACACTCTAACATGCTTCTATAAGTTTTTGAATAATGAAACGGGTTTAGCATATATGACAAAAACGGCAAGTCCATTTAATGTAAAATTTAAATGTTTATCATTAAGTCAAGCAGTTACAAAAACATTAACTGAACTTTATGGTTTATTAGATGTTAAAATAAGAAAACCAGTTAAAATACTTATTGATAAATTGGGTTTATTAGATGTTAAAATAAGAAAACCAGTTAAAATACTTATTGATAAATTGGGTTTATTAGATGTTAAATCAAAAATTAAATCATTATATAGAATATTTATTGAATATTTAGGGTTAATTGATTTTAAATATAGAGTTAAATCTTTATATAGAACAACTATTGAACATTTAGAGATGCTTGATAATAAACTAGTTGGTGTTTCTAAATCATTAATTGAATATTTAGGGTTAATTGATAATATAATTAAAGAAAAAATATCTGCACATATAAAATCAGTCATTGAATATTTAGGGTTAATGGATGCAAAAATTGTTTCTATACAGAAATTAATGATGGAATATTTTGACTTTAATGATGTTATTAATAAATTTAAATCGTTATATAGAACAACTACTGATTTTTTGGGATTGGTTGATAATAAGTTGATTTCTATTTATAAATCAATAATTGAGCAATTAGGATTAATTGATAATAAGCTGATTTCTATTTATAAATCAGTAATTGAGCAACTAGGGTTAATTGATGTTAAAGATAGAATTAAATCAGTATATGCGAGAATGTCAGAGTATTTAGAGTTTATTGATAACAAGCTGACTGGCATTACTAAATCATTTATGGAAAGTTTAAGTTTAACCGATTTTTTAAGTAAGTTAAAATCATTATATCAAACATTAATTGAATACATGGAGTTTATCGATAACAAGTTAACTGCTGTTTCCAAATCATTTATAGAAAATATCGGGATAGTTGATGTTACAAGCAAACTTAAAGCATTGTATAAAACAATTATTGAACATTTAGATTTAACTGATGTTGTGAATAAACTTAAACCAGTAACTAGAACTATAGTTGAATATTTTGAAATGTTGGATAATAAAATTACATCATTAAGTAAATCTTTTAATGAATATTTTGGATTTGTTGATGTAAAAACAAGAGTTAAATCATTGTTTAAGACTTTCATAGATAAAATTGAGTTGATTGATTTTAAAGACAGAGTTAAATCTATAAGTAGAACTATTACTGATTATCTGGAACTAGTTGATACCAAAATAATTTCAATGGGCAAATCAATAACTGAACATTTAGAGTTAATTGATGTTACAAGCAAAGTTAAATCACTGGTTAAAATTATGACTGAACAGTTAGAATTGTTAGATAAAAAATTAATCTCTATTGTTAAATCAATTATTGAGCATTTCGAATTTAGCGATGTGATAGATAAATTTAAATCTTTATATAGGATTTTTAGCGAGTATTTCGGACTAATAGATAATAAAATTATGTCAATATCTAAATTAATTTATGAGCATCTTGGTTTAACTGATGTCCTTAATAAGTTTAAGTCATTTTATAGAACATTTATAGAAAATTTAGGGTTGTTAGATAAGAAACTTGTTTCCATTTCTAAATTGTTAATTGAACAGTTAGGACTAATTGACTTTAAAGATAGAATTAAGTCAATATATCGAACACTGATTGATAAACTTGAAATGTTAGATGTTAGTAGCAAAATCAAATCTGTATATAAAATTTTTGTTGATTATTTAGGATTAATTGATAATAAACTAGTTAGTGTTTTCAAGTCAATAAGTGAATATTTTGCATTATCCGATGTTACAAATAGATTAAAAACAATTTATAGAACTCTAGTTGAATATTTAGAATTAGCTGATAGTAAGCTGATTTCAATCGTTAAATTCTTTACTGAACAATTAAGTTTATCTGATGTTGCAAATAAACTTAAATCAATATATGTATTTGTAACTGAAAGGTTAGGATTAAATGATGTGACAAGTAGACTTAAATCTTTATATAGAATAATTACTGAATATTTAGGAATGCTTGATAACAAACTAGTTAGTGTTTCCAAGTCATTAATTGAATATTTAGGATTAGTTGATAATATAATCAAAGAAAAAATATATGAACATCTTATATCTGTCATTGAGTATTTAGGACTAATTGATGTTAAGAGTAGAACTAAATCAATTTATAAGTCATTTATTGATTATATAGAAATAGTAGATAGCAAAATTAAAACGGTTTATAAGTCAATAATTGATTATTTCGGCTTTGTTGACCAAGAGATTAAATCGGTTTATAAAGCAATAATTGAATATACAGGATTAATTGATGTTAAAATCACATCTGTCCAAAAACGAATAATTGATTATTTAGGATTAACCGATTTTAAACAGCGAGTTAAATCTGTTCATAGATCAATTATTGATTACCTTGGACTTTCTGACGTTAAACAACGAGTAAAATCAATTCACAGATCAATATTTGATTATTTAGAGTTAACAGATTATAAATTAAAAGTAATGTATAAAACAATAATTGAACATTTGGGACTAACTGATATTAAAAGTAAATTCAAATCTGTTTATAAATATTTGATTGAACATTTAGAATTAACAGATATGAAGGAAAGAGTTAAATCAATTCATAGAACAATAATTAACATTATAGGATTAGTTGATAAAAAAACTTCTTCTATTTCCAAATCTTTCATTGATTATCTAGGACTAATTGATTATAAATTCATTAAAATGTTTAAGTTAATAATTGACCGTTTAGGATTAATTGACACCAAAAACTGGATAAAATCTATTCGTAAAGTGATTGTTGATTTTCTAGAGCTAATCGATGTTAAAGAAAGAACTAAATCTATTCACAGATCAATTGTTGAATATTTAGCGTTAGTTGATATTGTTGGCAAGACAAAAACTTTAACGAAAATAATAATTGAATATTTAGGGTTAAATGATGTTGTATCTATCTTTAAATTTATAATTCTTGGTAGAATGACTGCTGTTAAAAATTCATTAATGAATAAGATTTCTAATGCAACAACTTATCCAGTTACGGTGATTGACGAGTGGAGATTAAACACATGGAACTTTAATGCATGGACAGGAACATTAGTGGCAGTTAAAATTACACCATCTCCACTGCAAAGAATTCATTATGGACATCGCATTGCATCCAAAATGTTTGGTCCATACCACTTATATCATTTTAATATTAATGTTATATCACGCTATGTTGAATTTGACATCGGAGAAAGCACAGAACCAATACATGCCAAAACAACTATGTATATTACAAACGAAATAGTTAAATACTTGAGAATGCATAATAAAGATGAGAGTGCAGGCGTGGAAGACATATTCGATATTACCAAAAGAGAATCCGATACAGGGGGTTCCAGAAAAGGCGTTCATATGGCAAGAATAATTATCGAAGGATATATCTTGGCAAAACGTCCAATGAGGTGGCTAAATGAATAAAAAGAAAGAAGTGGGGGGATAAATCATAGGTTGGTTATCTGGATGGAGCTGGGGCTGGCAGTATAGGAGGATTCTAAATGAAAGGTAATAGAGTTAATCATCCTAAAAAATATCCAAATGGTAGAAAAAGATGGTTAGAACCAAACAGAAAAGCCTATATGAAAGAATATTATAAGAAAAATAAAGGTAAAATAAAAAAAAGAACAGTTGAGCGGTTGAGAGAAAGGTATCATGCTGACCCAGAATTTCGAATAAAAAGACTGGAGAATCGAAAACGATGGGGAGAAAAAAACAAAGATTATATAACTGAATATCGTAGATTAAATGTTCTCTATACTAATGGTGGTCGAATAAGAGTAAGGAAAAGAAAATTTGAAGGGTTTTACGAACTTTGTGGTAAAATAATAGAAAAAAGACCTTTTTGGCATCATTGGGACGACCAACATCCAGAGAAAGGTTTATGGTTGTGTGGTAAATGTCATTGGTTAGCAGAATCAGTAGAATATGACCCTAATCAACAATTAATGGATAAATATAAATATCTAAAGGAGAGTATGTAATGTGGGATGGCTCTCGGGGTTTTCTTATAGGAAGTCACATGTAATAAATAGTGCTAGTGGTGCTGGAACTAACTATCCAGTGAAGATTACTTGTTATTATGGCACGGGAACAGATAGTGGAGGTAGTGTTTATCTTAACAGTCACAGCAGAACAGATTTTGGCGATGTAAGATTCACAACATCTGATGGCACTACACTTTTGGACTATTGGATGGAAAGCTATACCGCTAGTAATAATGCTGTTTTCTGGGTTGAAGTTGCAGACGACTTAAGCAGTTCTAACGCTACAATTTATGTTTATTATGGAAAGTCAAGTGCTACAAGGGCTGATAACCCTCAAAATATTGACTTGTGGCAGCTTCGTGAACATCAAAAATACACAACTTTTTATCCAAACATCACGTTTACCAAACCAACAGGATCTGTTATACGTATAGACAGCTACACTGCTGGAGCTAGTTCGATGGGACAAGGTTACGTTTTTATCATTATGCCAAAAAGCTATCTTAACGGTAAAAAAGTTCAACTTTACTGGAACGTTTACTTTTCGTATGCTGACACACGAGACCTATCTCTTGGAAGAGTCATTATTTTAAATACTGAACTTAAAAGGCAACAAACACTAGGCATAAACGATATTGAAAATTTATTCACTTATATTGAGGCAACACATTATCCTTCACCGTTAGGAACAAGCGGGTGGAAGGGTTGGGCAACGCACACATCAGATGTTTTAGACCTTTCAACATTCACAAGTAACTATGTTACATTAATGATTAGACTTATTGATGGATGGGCTAATCAAACTGTTATGGTTGACGTTGATTGGCTTAAAATCCTAGACGCAAGTAATAACGTTCTTTTAACTTTTAACTTTGATCAAAGCGTTGTTATGGAGCAAACAGACACATATGAAGATTACGGCTTATACCGTAAATATGTTAGTCCCGAGCCTAGTCATGGAAGCTGGGGAAGCGAAGAAATTTCTCAAGTTATAAAAACTGTTGTCGAATATTTAGGATTAAATGATGTAACAAATAGACTTAAATCTTTATATAGAACAATTACTGAATATTTAGGAATGCTTGATAACAAACTAATTAGTGTTTATAAATCATTAATTGAATATTTAGGGTTAATTGATAATATAATTAAAGAAAAAATATTTGAACATATTAAATCAGTGATTGAATATTTAGAATTAACGGATATTAAAAGTAAATCTAAATTTGTTTATAAGTATTTGATTGAACATTTATGGTTAACAGATATGAAAGAAAGAATTAAGTCTATTCGTAAGTCAATTATTGAATATTTAGTGTTAAATGATATTATTGAAAAGATTAAAATATCAGTGAAAAAACAGATAACAAAAATAATAGTTGAACATCTAGGGTTAAATGATGTTACATCTGTTTTTAAATCTATAATTCTTGGTAGAATGACTGCTGTTAAAAACTCATTAATGAATAAGATTGCTAATTCCACCACTTATCCTATTACGATAGTTGATGAATGGAGACTTAATACTTGGAGTTTCAACGCATGGACTGGAACTCTTGTAGCCGTTAAAATAATTCCATCTTCAATTCAATGCATACATTATGGTTATCAATTAGCATCTAAAACTGTTGGTCCATGTTATTTATATCATTTTAATATTAATGTTATTTCACGCTATGTTGAATTTGATATTGGGGAAAGCACAGAGCCAATACATGCCAAAACAGCAATGAATGTAACAAATGATATAATAAAATATTTAAGAAAACATAATACTGACGAAAATGCTGGAGTGCTCGACATTATTAATATTAAAACAAGAGAAACAGAAACAAGTGGAGCTACTAAAGGCGTGCATATGTCCCGAATTATGATTGAAGGTGATATTTTAACAAAACGTCCTATGGAGTGGTTGAAATAATGGATAAATATGTTATAAAACGAAAAATTCTTGATTTAATTGCGAATGCACATCCAGAACTGCAACCAAGAGATACTCATGTTTTTGGGAATTGGCTTATTCAATCTTGGCTTTTAACACATTCAGCATTTCCAATAGTTACAGTTAGAATGACTGGAGAATGGAGACCAGTTTATGGATTTCACCCTCCAACAATATCTCATGGTGAAATGTATGATTTCATCTTTACATGCTACATATTTCATGACTCAATGACAAAATCCCGTGAAGTAATGGATGCAATCATAGATTATCTTGAAACACACAATAGACATTCAGATGTGCATATACTAGATATAAGAGAATTCACTTCTCAAGAATCAATATTATCAAAAGGAACAACATTTAAATATTGGAGAACAGTTGTAACATTCCGTGTGATAGTTGAAGAAAGTTTAAGTTAACCTGCTTTATACACTAACACTTTATTGTGTATCTGCGTTATATGATGATCTAAATATCTCATTAATCTGCCAAGTGGTTTTTCCCAATCTGGATAATTATTAGTTCTTGGAATCAATTCATACCTATCTGGAATATCTGCACAATAAAATAATCTAGCTGGATCTCCCTGAAAAGCAGTTATAAAAGGAAGACCAATCATACAATCTTTCTTTCTTCTTTCCCTATGCTTATCATGAATACTTCTATATTTACGTTTAAATTCAGTTTGTTGTTTCTGTTTTCTAATATTTTGTTGTTTTTTCCGTTGTTCTCTTTTTCTTTTTTCCTCTTCACTCATCTTCTTTCATCGCCATAATATTCTCTTTCTAATTCAGCATAAATATCAGTTAATGCCCTTCGTGAACTAGAAGCACTTGACGAACTATTTTTTCTTTTCTTTGCTATATAATCCAAATATTTCTTTCTAACTTCACGTCTTCCCTCTTCACGTAATTGTTCTTCACGTTTCTTCAATTCTTCAGCTTCTTTTTCAGCTTGCTGTTTCATCAATTCTATATCTGTTGGAGTTCCTTCTGGTAAAAATTCTGCTCGTTGAATCAGATCCATTGCACGTTGACCAAGAATAGAAGAAGCAAGTTCATTTGGAAGATCACGTGCATTTTCAGCTTCACATTCAAATTCAACAGTGTATGCTTCAGATTCTTCCCCAGTCATCGGATTTTTGTCCTTAACTATTTTAATTATTCTAATACTGGCTGGAATGATTTTTTCCTCCAATAAATATGTTGTTACTTAATATTTAAACTTTTTGGTTACGTCAAACAAAATTGAATGGTAACTTGTGGGCGTGGTGGGAGATGTGACGAAAAATCACATTAAGCCTCCTAAACCACTTTGTTGCCCGCAATATTAAATAAAAATTATGATGTATTTAAATCTTTCGGTGTTTTTTTAATTAGATGTGTAAAATAAATCTTATCACTTCAAACAGCAATGAAAAACCAACAACCGAAAATATTCCACACGTAAGCCATTTTAACCATTTAAAATTAACTTCCTGTTCTATTTCTACTTGTTTAACTTCTTGGTATAACTTTAAAAATTCTGTTGTCACAGCCTTTTCAAATGGAGTTTTTGCCAGTTTAACTAAATCATCTGGACAATCGTTCTCAAACATTCTCAATAAATCTTCAAGTTCTTCTTCTTTCATTATTATCACATTAATTAATCTTTTAATTAATTATTTAAATCTTATGGTGACTATTAACCAAAATATGTATCAAGCTTTTTAAACCCTATTATTTCATTAAATTCTAAATCCAACGGTTCTAAAAACTGTTCACATGTAGTTCGCAAAAACTCAATATATTTTTCAACATCAACATCATCATTTTTCGCCAATAACAAGGGTAAAACCCCATCATCATTTTTAGCTTTTATATAAGCTACTTTTTGTCCTTCACGCAATGTTACTCCAGACGCTTCCAACATTTTGGCAACTTTAATATGTTGTGGAATAACTTGTTTAAACGGTTTTCCTTCCTTTGTATATCTAGATACTTTACCATAATCAGTTAATCTTTTATGTATATTAACGTGAAAAGTCAACTCATCCAAACTATTCCACTGTTTCTTCTTCAATTTCTTATACGCTTCAAAAACCAGTTCTCTTACCTTCATTTTTGCAGAATTTAAATCTTCCTCTGTTTTCACACTTTTTAATATTTGCTTCACATTATCAAAAAGATTTTTGTAAAATAATGGTGTATGACTCTTTTTTCCAGTTAATCCCTTAACATCAATAACGCCTTTAGTTTGCAACCCCAAATAATTCTTTTTTCTTTCACTTAAACACACAAAAATATATTCCTTATCCAATTCTAAATCTATCTGAAACGTGTCTGCTGCCCACTTCTGCAACTGTTCAATTTTAGCCTTATCTCCAATAACAAAAATACTATCCGTATCACCATACAATATTTTAATTTCTAATTCTTTAGCTTTTTCAACCGTTTTCAATATGATTGACCTCGCTATACCAGCAATTTCTTCACTTACAATCGGACAATAAAACACGAAGTTTTCATCACTCGCAAAAATACCATACGCAGCGTTCATGAAGACCTTGATTGTTTGCTCTACTGCTTTATACCATTTTTCAAATCCGTTATTGTCATTTTTAGCTTGTTTTTTATACCATTTTAACCGTAAATCTTTCAAGTAACCAATAAATAAACTTTCTAGTGATTTGTGATTTTTACATATCCAATGTGGAAGATCTCCATACTTATTTTTTTCACATTCTGGACCGCAATTACAATTTATTGTTTCATATCCAATGTTAAATTCTTTTATTATAGAAGGATATAGCGATCCGTAATCAATAACTTTAACGTCAAAGAATATTCCGTCAACAGGATCTAGAACAATTGCACCCTTATATTTCTTGCCTTTAATGATTGATTTAGTTATTGTTGTTCCTTTTGTTTTTATTTCTGAAGGGTTCGGAATTAAATAACCATTTTTGCGGTGGAAATAAAAGAGAAAACTTTCTATCCATTTTCCAATAGATTTTCTACATACTTCTTCAATTGGTAACTTACTTATACGACTAATAATTAACATTAAACTTAATATTAATTCATTTTCGAAACACGTTAATTCATATGTTAGTATTGCATCTTGCATACAATACTCAATAATATCGTTTAACGACATTTCAAACATATTTTTTTCTTTCTTTAATTTTTCCTTATTCAAAAATAATTTTGATAACGTGTTTAAATCTATATCTTTATATTTTCCCTGAAAAGCATAGTTCTTAATTGCGTTTATTGAAAAAAATCTATAAATATCTAAATGAATACAATTATGCAAATTTAAACTTAAACCTTTCTGACTTATTGGTATTTCTTCTTCAGGCACACCTAAACGGATTAGTCTGTTGCAAATATACATTAAATCAAAGCCATCACCGTTAAAAGTTATTATAAACGGAAATTTCTGCATGAACCTTAAAGCATCCATCAACATTTTCTTTTCATCATTATAAAATATTATTTTATACTTTACATTTTCGAAAGTTTTTGCTCCAGACATTGCATAAACAACATTTTCTTCTGGTGAATAAATTGCTATACATAAAACTGGAAAATTCGCAATTTCAGGGTTTGGCAAATCATTATTTTGATTAATTACTTCAATATCTACTGCTGCCCGTTTAATTTTAGGTGTAGAATATTCAAAATAACTTATAAGCTGGTGAATTGTATCGTTTGCTGCAAATAATCGTTGGATTTCATTTATTTTTAATTCAGTTTCATCATCATATACACGTTTAAGAAGTCCATTATTCAATTCATATGGCATGCCCATATCAATATTTTTATCATATAAATAATTCATGTGGAATTTAATGTGATTTTCCCATACTTTGTCAAACTGGTGAGTTTTAATAATTTCTGATGGATTATCTGTTTCTATTTTATATAATTGCATTGTTTTATTTTGCAGTAAGTTTTGTCTTGTCACTGTTGTTTTTTTAACAGTTGTTATTGGCAAGTCTTCCATACTTGTTAAACAGTAAGCTTTATAATCTTTATCAAACCACTTAATCAAACGATGCTTTTCATCATCGTAAAGTTGCAGATAAATCGAATTTAATTTTTTATCGTAATTTGCAGATACTACATATAACATTTTAATCAAAATAATAGTGTTTTAACAACTATTTAAATTTTTTTGTTTTCAAACCGTAAAACTTTTATATTAGAATGCACATAATAAAATCGACTAGAAATGAACAAGCGAAATACAATTGTAATACGAATTAACGCTGGCAAATCATCTCCAAGCATCAGTAAAGACAAATGGTTAGAGGTTCATTTATTTTTAAGATCAAAAACTAAAATGACGGAAATCGGTTCTGGTTCATCTATAATTTCAAAACATACAATTTTTATAGATGATTTACATATTAAGCAAAGATTTCAAAGACAGAATTTTGGAACAATGATCATTGATATTTACAAAGGATTAAGCCGATTACTGAATGTTCCGATTTGTCTTTATTCGACTTTTGATTCTGTTGACTTTTATTTTAAGAATGGTTTTGTTAAAGTAAAAGACTGTAAAAACGTAGTTACAAAATCAGGTGATGAACCAGAAGAACGAGATTTAATATGGATTCCAGAAAAACTGATTAATAGAAAACAAATAATAGTTGATCAATGATGCAAATCATAATTTCTCAAAAAGAAAAAAATAAAAGAATATTTGAACGTGTTTATACGCAAAATTATTTTTTTGAACCTTATAATAATGTTTTAACGGTTTATCCAATTCCAGAATTTATTACTAAACCATTATGTGTTAATTGTGGTAAACCAGCAGAATGCATGGATGAAAAATTTAATTTTCTCTGCTTAAACTGTTTGAATAATGAACGTGTTCAATCAGAATTGAAATCAGAGAACGCTTTGATAATTCCCTCAATAGAAAATTTTTTTCGTAAAATGGCGTTTGAATGGCGAACAAAGGAAAAAGAACAACGTTATAACATCAAAGGTTCAAACATTAAATTTGATTCAAAAATTATAATGGACAAAAATGAAAAAAGAAAACGTATTGTTGAATTAATGAAAAAAGTTATTTTCGAAAAAGAAGTTTCTTGTGATGCTGAATATGATAAAGATGCCAAAACTTTAACTGTGATTATTTAAATCTTTCCCTTATTAGGGAAAAAAATTTAAATACCTGTTTGAATATTATAATGATCGTGATTCAGTTTGTCTGAAAAATTCAAAAATTATGTTTATGAAGTAATTTCTAAAAGTAAAGGAGATAAAAATGTTGAACTTATTCTTGATGAGGAAAATGAAGATTATGTTTATTCAAATTTTACTGAAGCAAAAAGTGCGATAGATAGAATCAAATCTGAATTGTCATTTAATATGGATGTTAACATCTTATTATCAGATAAATATTTAATTCCAATACATGAAATCGGTTCAGACCATATAGGTAAACTGATTAAAATTCGTGGAATGATAAGTAGCATTGGCAGTATTAAACCAATGTATAATGAGGCTATTTTTATTTGTAGAAAATGTCAAAGTCAAATTCACGTATTACAAGAAGATCCATTTAAGATTACTTCGCCGTATAAATGTCCACATTGTCGTAATCTAACTAAACTTGACTTAAATTCAGAATTAAGCAAGTTCTGCAACAGTCAACGAATTGTTGTTCAAGAATTTCCCAAGGATTCCACACTTCAAATTCCAGATCACAAAAGCATTTTAATTACGAAAAAATCATTGTTAAATTTAGCAAGATGCGGAGATCATGTAGAAGTTGTCGGTGTTGTTAAAATTAGAAATTTCTTGGGAAGTCAAACAAGTCGTTTTACAGAAACTTTTATTGAGGCTGATAGTATTACTGTTAAAAGAAAAGATATTTCTATTTCAAGTTTTACCAACGAACAAATTGAACAGTTTAAGCAATTTACAAAACAACCAAATATATACAACACATTAATTTTTAATGTTGCACCAAGTTTAAATGGGTTAGAACTAGAAAAAGAAGCTGTTTTACTAGCATTAGTAGGTGGCGTTCCAAAAGCATATCCAGATATTAATATACGTGGCAATACACATGTTTTATTAGTTGGAGATCCTTCCGTTGGTAAAACACAACTTTTAACAGCAGCATCAAGTTTAGTGTCCAACGGTATTTTTTCAAGTGCAAAAAGTTCATCTATTGCTGGATTAACAGCAGCAGCAATTAAAGAAAATGATGGGTATATCCTTTACGCTGGAATTTTAGTATTGGCGGATGGGGGAGTTGCTTGTATAGATGAAATTGATAAAATGAAACCTGAAGATAGGGAAGCTATTCATGAAGCATTAGAAAAGCAAACTGTAACTTATCATAAGGCTGATATTCATACTCAATTATCAGCAAGAACAACCGTGATTGCTGCTGCAAACCCGCAAATGGGTAGATATGATTTAACAAAAGACATTGCTGACAATATTAAAAATCTTCCGCCAACTATTTTAAGCAGATTTGATTTAATCTTTATAATAATTGATAAGCCAGATATTGAAAGAGATAAGATGCTTGTGGATTGTGTTTTTGGAAATAGAAACGTAGAATATATCGATAGGGAATTTTTAATGAATTATTTGGCATATGCTAAAAATTTAAAACCCAAAATGACTGTAAAAGCAGAAGATAAACTTGAAAATTTCTTTTTAAAGGCTCGTCAATCACAAAGTCTGGATAACGCTATTCAAATAACACCTAGACAATTATATGGTTTAATCAGGTTAGCTGAAGCACACGCTAAAATTCTTTTAAAAGAAGAAGTTGATGAAGATGATGCTGAAAGAGCTATTTACATAATGTCAGAATCGTTAAAACAGACATGTAAGTTTGGATCAGATGATGGTAACATTTATAATATTGAAAACGCAACAACTTTAGGACAAAAATTGGCTTACATGCTGGATATATTAAGAAAATATGATCAACTTACAAGAGACGAATGGATGGATGAATGTAAATTCAAAATATCTCCAGACGAATTTGACCGTTTAATTATACAGTTAATTAATAATGGAAAAATTATTGAAGTGTCCCCTTCAACTTACAGGGCTGCTTAACCATAAAGTTTAAATATTTCTTTAATCCTTTATATTATGGTGTTAATGCTTGACTGAAAAGGAAGATGATTTTTTCGGTGAAGCGACAAAAGAATGGAATTGGAAAAAATTTAAAACGTTAAAAAGATTTCCACTTCCAAAACGAATGATTGATTATGTTATCGGTCAAGACAATGTTCTTAAAGAGATTCATTTATGTATTGATGAATGGATAAATAAATTATTATATTTAAGAAAAAAGAAATGGTGGAAAAAATTTGAAAATCCAGAAAATCCAGATAAAAACTTGAAAGAAATGCTTCCAGCAGGACCATTTGTATTAATGCTCGGGGCAGCAGGTTGTCTTGTAGGTGATGAACGCATTGCTTTAAGAGATGGCACATTTAACAAACTTGAGAATTTAGGTCAAACTCATCTTGATGATATTCATGTTCCAGTATATCAATTTGGAAAAATGTCTGAAAAGTATAAAGGTATAGCGACAGTATTTCATAGATATGAAAATCAACCAGTAATGGAGATAATAACTGAAAGTGGAAAACGGATAGTGGGAACATATAATCATCCGCTTCTTACGAAAAATGGCTGGAAAAGACTTGATGAACTTTCTACAACAGATTATCTGCGAGTTGTCACAAAAATACCATGTTGGAAGAAAAACTATTATGGATTTATAGACGAGAAAATTGGTGGATTACTTGGTTATGCTTTGGCAGATGGAAGTATAGATAAATATGCTTTAACACTTTTTATTGCCGATAATGAACGAGAATTAATTCCGAAACTTCAACAAATAATTCGTGAATCATTTGATGTTGAACCATCATTATATACTAGAGTGGCTCACGGATTTAATAGAACCATTGATGTCCATATATTAGAAATAAATAGAAAATGGATAGCCGATAAGTTATCATTTCTCAAAGAAAAAAGAGTTCCTATTGGAATAATGCAATCTCCAGATTCAGTTGTTTCATCTTTTCTATCGTGGTTCTTTACTGGCGATGGTTCTGTTTATTGTAAAGGAAGAGGTCATTATGGCATTACATGTGAACAAGCAGAAAAAAGAATAGAATTACTTCGAGATATTCAAATACTTCTTCTTAGGTTTGGTATATACTCAGTTGTGAAAGGAAGACATCTTAGAATACAAAGAGGAAAATCAATAGAACGATTTGCTAAATATATAGGGTTTAAGACTACAAGAAAACAAGAAAAGTTAGAACAGTTGGTTAAATATGTTTCCAAACGAAGACAAAGACGCAATCAATTGTGGGAAAGAGTAATTTCAATTAAACCAATGGGGGTTGCAACTGTTTATGATATTGAAGTTCCTTATCGTCATCACTTTATTGCTAATGGAATTGTATCTCATAACACAGGCAAGTCGTTGATTGGGAGAGCATTAGCCGAATACTTAACAGAAGAATATAAAAAACGAGGTATTAAATTAACAGATGTTTTATGCTGGCACAATCCACGATTACCTTCTGAACCAAGAATAAGTATTCATCCAGCAGGAAAAGGCAAAGAAATCGTAATGCAAAAATATAAAGTTGAAGATAAAAAATCATTTTGGAAAAAATGGGGTATGAGACTTTTAATGTTTGTTCTCGGCGGGTTTGGAGCATTAACTCTTGGTATTGGAATAGTTAACATTATACTTCTATCAAGTTTAATCGGTTTCTTTAATGCTGTTTTAACAAACATAATGCTAATAAGTATTGGCGGATCATTATTGTTTGTAACATTTTTTATTTGGCAAATTGGAAAATTGTTCGGGGGAAACGTGCAACAAGGAGGCTACAGCATAGGTGGAGTGCAACGAACAACCGCACCCAAACTAATAGTGGATAACAGTCTAGGACGTGCACCTTTTGTAGATGCAACAGGACATGGAAGTGCACAATTATACGGATGTTTAGATGAAAATACTAGATTATTTACTACTAATGGAATCAAGGAATGGCAGTTTGTCAAAGAAGGAGATATAGTTTTCACATTAAATCCAAAAACAGAGCAAATAGAATTACAACCAGTTGACAAAATATTTGTTTATGATTATAATGGACCGATGTTGTCTTTAAATGAAAAGAAAGGATTGAATTTTCAAGTTACTCCAGACCATAAGCTATTATATAGACCTAGGAGTTACTGTGATAAAATAAAACTTCCTCTTCAGTATAACAAAATAACCGAGGTGATGGAAAAAAGTAGATTCTTTATTCCTCAAAATGGAAATTGGATTGGACGAGATAATGAAAAAATAACTTGTAATTTGCTTCGTTTAATTGGATGGTTCATTTCAGAAGGCTATTATTTAGAACAAAGAAATTATGTTGCAATAAGTCAGAAGAAATTTCCTACCGAAATAGAACTGTTGCTTCGACAAATGAACGTCAAACATTTTTGGAATAAAACGGAATGTATTATTACTGATAAAAGTATTGTTAATATACTAATGAAGTGCGGAAGATACCAGCATGAAAGATTTATCCCATCGGAGTATCTAAATCTTCCAAAAGAAAAATTATCTTGTCTTTTCGAAACATTAATGTTGGGTGATGGTAATAAAAAAATGACTACTTACTATACTACATCATTACAATTAAGAGATAATATCATTGAACTAGGATTAAAACTGGGATATTCTATAAGTATTTCAGAAGATAAAAGAAGAAATAATGGAAAATGGAGAATTGGTTTCAGAGTAAACCTTTCAAAAAAAGCTGGATACGTAAAAACATCAAACATAAAACAAATAAAATATAAGGGAAAAGTATGGTGTATCCAAACAAAAAATCATAACTTTTTGATAGAGAAAAATGGTAAGTTAAGTTTCACTGGAAACTCAATAGCATGGGATCCTTACCAGTCGGGAGGTCTCGGCACTCCTGAACATCAACGTGTTAGTGCTGGTGATGTGCATCGTGCTCATTTGGGTGTTTTGTTTATTGATGAAGTTAAAAATTTAACTGGTGCTGAAGCTATTACATTGTTAACTGTTTTGGAAGATGGTCAATTGCCTATTGCGTTAAGAAGTTTGTTTCATGGAGGTGATAGTATCACTGGTGATACAATGATATTCTTCAAAGAGAATGGGAATATCAGATACAGACAATTTAATGAATTAGTTGCGTCTTTCGAGAATGGTAATAAGATTGAGGTTCTTTGCCCTGAACATATGGATTTTAAATGTAAAAAGTTGATGTGGACACCAGTTTTGAAAGTGTTTAGAAGAGGGAAGAAACCAATTAAATATATAGAATTGATTAATGGGAAATCCATTAAACTCACGAAAGACCATTCCTTGTTTAGATATAACAACCTTCATAGTAAACAACCGCTTGTTCCAACAACCATTGAACATGGAAAATGCATAACCATTAATAAAATTGAAGTGCCCAAAATAGATATGGAATCAGAGTCTGAAAATGATTTAGAATTTTATGGATATTGGATTGGTAATGGATGGTTTGAAGCAAATAAAATCGTTGGACTGGCAACTGGTAAATCAGAAGAAAGCAAAAGTTTTGTTTATGCTTATGCCAAAAAACTTAATGTTACTGCATCTTTAAAGAATGTCAATGGAGATATGAGACTCTATTCTACTGAACTTGTTAGGAAAATGAAAAATCTGGGATTTGTAAGTGGAGCATTTAATAAAAGAATTCCTGAATGGATATTCTTTTTACCAGAGAGTAAAGTGAAAGCATTCATACGAGGATATAAAAGAAGTGATGGATGTAGGTATAGAAAAGATAGAAGAATGATTACACAATTTGGTTCCGTTAATAGAAAACTTCTTGAAGATTTTCAAACACTTTTTTCCATAATTGGAATTGAGGCATCAATATCTTCTGGAAGATTGAATGGAAAGAAAGCATTCAAATCTCTAAATTCACAGTATAAATTGACTATATGGAAAGACTCTTCTGAAGATTTTAAAGTCAATCATTTAAGAAATCAAGGATTATTAACTTTACATAGAATAAAGAAAATTATTGACAGAGATGAAGAAGAAGTCTTTGATATTTCAACAAAACACGAATGTTTTATTGCTAATGGGATTCTTTGTCATAATACAGCAGCTATGGCTGTTTCAACTGAACCTGTTCCTGCAATGTTTTTCTTTATTGGTGCAGGCAACTTGGATTCTCTGCCTCAAATGCATAAGGCACTTGTTGATCGTATAGCTGGATATGGACGAATTGTCTATATGAATAATGATATGCCTAATACTGTTGAAAATAGACGTAAATATGTGCAGTTTATTGCACAGGAAACGAAACGTTTTAATCTTTTACCGTTTAGTCGTGAAGCATGTAAAGCTATAATTGACATTGCAAGGATTAAAAGTGGACGAAATGACCGTTTAACTTGCCAGTTTAGACCGATGATTAGTATAATAAAAGTGGCAAGTATTCTAGCTCAAAATGATGGAAAACTATTTGTGGATAAAAAATATGTTGATGAGGCTTTTTCAGTTCACTGTAAAAGTATTGCCAAACAGATTCTTGAGAAACGCCTCTTAAAAGATCAATTGTATAAAATTATAGATGCAAATTCTAAACCTAAAATTGGACAAATTTATGGTTTAGCTGTTTCAATGATACAGGAAGAAGATGAGGATGAATATACTGAAATGCTTGGTTCAGTTCTTCCAATACGTGCATCCGTGGTTAAATGTAAAAAAAAGAAGAGTGGCAGTTTCATTGTTACTGGTGTCGCTACTGAACAATCAAGTTGGATGCAGCATAGCATAGCTAAAGTTCGCCATGTTATTCTTCAAATGTTTAATGTGGATATTAGTCAAGATTTTCATACGCATGTTGATTTTGCTCAAGAAATTGGTGTTGATGGACCATCAGCAGGTGTTGCCATGACTTTAGCCGTTATTTCAAGTTTAAAAAATAAAAAAATCAAGCAAGATGTAGCTGTAACAGGTGAAATTAACATTGGAGTAGATAACAAAATTATAGTAACTCCAATCGGGGGAACAAACGAAAAGATTTTTGCAGCACAAAAAATGGGTTTCAAAAAAGTTTGCATTCCCAAAAAGAATTATGAACATGACGTTATTCCTTCAGATTACACTATTAAAATTGTTCCATGCGAAACAATTGAAGATTATATGAAGGAATGTTTTGATTGAAGGCAATAATTTTAGCTGCTGGATCAGGTAAACGTTTAAATTTAAATTTGCCAAAATCTCTAGTAAAAATTAACGGGGAAACAATACTTAATCATCAAGTAAAAATACTGAAGAAATATGTTGATGAAATTATTGTTGTTTCAGGGTTTAAACATGAATTGGTTGAAAAACAATGTAAAAAACTTAAAGTTAAAGTTGTTTATAATCCGTTTTTCTTTACTGAAAATATTGTTTCATTATGTTGTGCAATTAATTATTTTAATGATGAAATTTTAATAATTAATGGTGACGTGTTATTTTCAGAATCCATAATTAAAAAATTAGTTAAAGAAGAAGGAAACATTCTTGTTGTTGAAAGATGGATTGGAACACAGGAAACAGATGATCAGTTGTTTTATCATGAATATGATGAGGAAGCAATGAAGGTTGAACTTGATAATTTAGGACATTTTAAAAGGTTAAGTAAAAAAATTGGACGTTGGGAATCGTTTGGTGAATATACGGGAATAGCTAAAATATCTTCGGTAAAATGTTTAACTGAAACATTGAAAGAAATAATTAAAAAAGGAAAAGTTAATAATTGGTATGAATACGCATTTAATTTAATGATAAATAAGGGAGAAAAATTTATATGTAAATTGGTTGAAGTAAATGATTACTGGTTTGAAATTGACAATGATGAGGATTTGCGAGTTGTTAAAATATGGTTCAAGAAATAGATAATAGAGAAGTGCTTTGGGAAATCTTAATTGAAATTAAAAATATTTTAGATGAGTGTAATGTTCCGTTTTTCGTTACTGGTGGCACATTGCTTGGATTTATAAGAGATAAAGACATGATTAAATGGGATCATGATGTTGATTTAGGAGTTATGGAAGAATATAAAAAATTAATTGACACGGTTGTTGATAAAGCAAAAAATCTTGGATGGATAACTAATAGTTTCTGTAATGACAATGTTATTTCATTTACTAAAGATAAATATAAACGTGAAGGCTACAGCCCATTTCATTTAGACATATTTATTTTTCATAGATGTAAAAATAAAGTTTGGAACGCTATCAACATGTTTAATAATGAATTATATCCAGAAGTTTATCCACAAACTTTTTTTGAAAAATTCGATCATATAGTAATAAGCAACATTGATTTCAACGTTCCATATAATCCTGAAAAGTTTCTACAGTATTCATACGGTTCAAAATGGAATGTTCCTCAAAGTGATTTCAGTATATTTCAGAAAAACAGTTTTAAACAAGGGTATCAAACTGGGTTCATAAGTCAAATTCAAAAAATAAAAATTAATCCTTTACTCGTTATTCTTTCTCCACGTGATATACCTTTTGCAATTGAATCTCTAGACAAGATTGATTATGTAGATAAATTATGGATTAAATATTATCCAAGTATGGAAGCATACCAAATTGCTTATGATTATTTCATTAAACACGAAGAATATACTCATTTAATTATTAATTGTGACGATGCTATTGTTCCATATAATCATATTGCTATGTTAATTGCCGATATTAAAAAGTATAATTTCCCAGTTATTGCAGGATGCTGCTGCATGGATAAAGTTAAAGGAGATATGAATTTAAGCGTTACATTAAATAGAATTGCCAAATCAATGGATGATAAAGTAACGGAGAAATCTTACCATTTATTACCAAACAAAATTAAACAATTACGTAACATTATTCAAGTATGGTTTCAAGGTAATGCTTTAGTTTGTATTAAACGTGAACTTTTAAAATTAACGGGATTAGCAGGATGGAAGAATCATCCATGGGCACAAGATTTAAGACTCGCATATGAATTAGCAAGATTAAAAGTTCCACAATATGTTGATTTACGTTGTTACATGGAACATTTTAAACTTTCACAATTTGAAGGCGTTGGAGAAGTTTTGGTTGGTAAAAAAACGCCATATATAAAATTTGTTCCTGCAACTCGTAAAGTGCCAATTATGAAACCTGCCAAAGTAATTAAACAAAGCACCGTTAAAAAATTATTTAAAGAATATTTCGAAGATGTGAAAATAAAATATAAGGCAAAATATCCTGTTTTTAAAATTTGCATTGTTATGGATACTAACCCAAATTTTGTATGGGTTAAAGCTTTTAAGAAATATGTAAAAAATCATCCTTATATAATTTTCGACTCGGTATTTGTTGATTTTGATGTTATAACAAACCATTCTATAAATGACAGTTATTGGAATCCAATAAAAAATGCAGATATAGTTTTTATTTATTTAGGAACAAGAAATCATATTTATAATGGTAAATGCTGGGAATGGTATGTTGAAATTCCAAAATTCGTAAAACAAATTGCAAATCCTGCTGCTAAAATAATTATTCAATTTGATGATGAGTTAAACTGGATGTTTAATGTTAAAAATAAACTTTACAATTTGGAAATGGATGAAAGTTGGCTAGAGGAAAAAGCTAAAGATAAAAACAAAATAATTCGTGAAATGGACGAGTTAGTAGATGCACACTTTATTGTTTCAGAAAATCCATTATACGTAAAATATTGTAGAAAACCAGTGTATTATATGCCTCTTCCACAACTTGAAAAAATGGACATCCCCACATTTGATGTTGATTTAATAAATAATAAAACAAACAATATCGCATTATTACAGCATAGATTTTCAAATTCTTCTGTTCTTCATTCATTGCAAAATGTAACTTTTAAATTTGATATACCAGTAGTAGTTTTTTCTGGTGAAAAAAATCAAACAATCAACTGCGAAAATTATAACGTGAAAGAAATAACTAATATTTCAAGAAGTCAATTTTTACAAAAACTACGTGAAGAAATTAAAATAGCGTTAGATGACAATGAAAATTATATTGGATGGAGCCAATTTGCTTTTGAATGTGCAGTGTTGGGTGTTCCAGTTATAGGTTCAACCAAAGCCGTTAAAGAATTCTTTCCAGATTTATACACTAAACATAAAGATTATAATAAACAAATCTTTTTAATTAATAAATTATTAAAAGATAAACAGCTTTATTTAACTATGGCTAGAAATGGTTATCATAAAGCTGTTTTCAAACTTAACAGTGAAAAACTTTGCGATGATTTTCTAACGATTGCGAGAACAAAATTAAAGTGTAAGTTTCATATTTTAACAGAAGAACAGATTAAAGAATTAAAACTGATCAGAATTTTACAAACAACTCTTCCCCATCATATTATTCCGAAATGTCCAGCCGAAAACCAGACTATTTACGATGACTACTCTCATACACAATTAAATAGAGATGCTTGGTTTAAACGTTATGGAGAATTCGCCGATATAATTAACGATGATAAAAAGTATCGAGAAGTTATTCGTAAAGCTTTGAATTCATTATAAAACCGCAAAGTTTAAATATTACTTTGCTGATATTTTTATTTAAGTGGTTTAAATGAGAAGTATTGGTAGCAATGTTAGAATTGAAATTGAAGGTTTGCCACCGTATATTTCAGATTTCGATGGAGATACATTAGATAAATTAATCATTGAAGACGATGTTACAATAGGAGACAACGTAACCATAAAAACAAAAAATCTTCATATTGGTTATGGATCAACCATAGAATCAAACACTAAAATATCATGTGAAAGTTTCGAAATGGGTGACAACTCCTTTATAGGACACGATTCAAAAATCATCGCAAAACATTTTAAATGCGGAGACTACGTTGAATTACATAACCATTTATTCTGCAACGGAGACTCAACAATTGAAATTGGAAGTAACGTTTGGATTGGACAAAATTGTATTCTTAATGCTCGTGCACCATTAAAAATTGGAAACGGTGTCGGCATAGGCACATATTCCTGCATTTGGACTCATGGAATGCACGGTGAACTTTTAGAAGGATGCACACTTTACAAGGTTGAACCAACAATTATTGAAGATGACGTTTGGATTGTCGGCTCATTCAACGTGATTGCTGGAGGCTTAACAATAGGAGAAAAAGCAATAATATTATCTGGCTCACAAGTTACAAAAAACATTCCACCACGCCACGTATGGGCTGGAATACCTGCAACAGACATAACGTCAAAAATGAAGCAGCCACCATACAAAAACGTCAGTTTAGATGAAAAATATGAAATGATGAAAAATTGGACTGTTGAATTCATCATGTTACATCCTGAATACAGAAACAAAATAACATTTATAACAGAACTAACAAGCGAAAACTTAACATCTAACCCACAAGCCGAAATAATCGTTACTAAACACTCAACTGTTCCATCATGGATAGTTTTCAACTCTAACAAAACAGTGTTTGAACTTGACACTAAAAAATACACTAAAAAACTAACACAAATCGAAATAGACTACATAAAATTTTTGTTATACGAAAAAGCAAGATTCTTACCAAAAGGATATGACTATGAAGAATGATAAATTCATAAAATATCCACATATTCCAAACTTGGAAACAATGAAACCCAACCCTAGAATTTTACTTGGCAAAATTTTATGGTGGACAGAAAAATTCGATGGATCCTGCATGGCTTTATGGATGAAGAATAATCAACCGCATCTTTCCAGTAGAAACATGAAAATTGCCAGTGAAGATTTGCAAAACTTCGTGAAATCAACTGAAGAATATCCGAAACTTCTTTCATTATTAAACGATAATCCAGAGTATATAATATATTTTGAAGCATGCAGAAAAGGCAGAAGTGTAACAGGCATAGACTTTTACGACAAAAATTTCTGCATTGTCTTCGACATTTTTAACAGGGCTACAAACAATTTTCTACCATACATTTTCGTTTATCAACAATGTTATCACTACAAAATACCAGTTGTTCCCGCTTACGCTAAAACACGCCACCGAACCTTTAAAGATTTGTTGAAATTTAGAAATCACATTTTAGAATATTGTCAATCAATTCACCGTGAGGGCATGGTTATCAAAACTTTCATGGATAAAGAAGGCGAATCAGAATATATCATGGCGAAAGTTAAGCTTGATGTTCCACGTCCAACTAAAGAGAAAATAGCTAAAGGACAACCAATTTACCCGCCAATTCCAGACAGTGAAGTGTTAAACTGCATTGATAAGGTTTGGCAAGAACTTGGAACAGAAAAATTTAAAGATGTAAAATTAGCAATGCCCAAAATTGCTGAAGAAGTTAAAAAAGCGTGTAAAGAACATTATTACAGGTCTAACCCTAAAAAACTTTATAATTTTTACAAACAATATTTGGAGAGGATGATTACATGAATAGTGAAAACGAAATTGATGAAAACTGGTATTCGTGTCCAAACTGTGGATTCAAATACCAGAAATTTTGGCGACTAAAACGTTGTCCCAAATGCAACATGTGTCTTGAATGCCAATAACCAAAAAATTTAAATAATAAGATAAATATACTTATTTATTGAGGGAACAAAAATCAACTCTAAAGTCAAACGTAAATTAATTCTTTTTCTGGGTTATCAATTAAGTAATCTAGGCTGGATTGGTGCATGGATGACATACGGAACATTAACTTTTTATTTTTTCATGTTTTTAATTTGTTTAGCTGACTTATTAATCTTGTGGAAGGAATTATAAATTGAAATACTATTCACTGAAATTTAAATGTTGTAATTGCCACAAAACATTTACTTTAAAGTTTCCTTCAGATGACGATTCGAATCTCCCAGCGTTACCGAAATCATTGCATTTTTGGGTTTCAAAAAGTGACACTGTTAAAAAACATAAAACATTTTTCACTGTTATGACATGTCCGCTTTGTCACCATGATAGCCTCGTAAAAGTTATAGGGAAAACACAATATTGTTTCGTATTCAGATAAAACCGCAAAGTTTATAAGTGAGTTTGTGTCAAATAATTAATTGTGAACTGTGGAAAGTGTCTTGCGGTGTTACCAAAACTATAATGTGATACGGTTGAGCACTGTGAAAAATACACCACGAGCACCCATAAAACGGTTCACATAAAACAAACATGTGTGGAAAATGTGCGGGATAATGTTACCACATCAGTTATGTGATACAGAGGAGTCATGTGAAAAATACATTGTTCCGCACATCCACAAAACATGAAGTAATTATTTTTAAGAAAAAAGGTTGTATGGTAAAAAACCGAAAGGTTTATATAACGGAACGGTGAAACTATTTAAATAGAAGTGAAAAACACATGGTCGAAAACTCAAATAACAATAATGGAAAGAAATACTCCACGTTTGAAGTTCGGTTGGACAATGATAAAGCAACCAATCAAAAAGAAAATAATACTGTGAAGGTTGTGAGATCAAGCACGTGTTGTTTAACATGTGGTGGCACAAAACGTATTCAATGGCTAGAAAAGGTGGATGGAACAAAAGTGCTTAAAGAAGCATGCTTATATTGTTTGACTAAAGTGCATACAAAAGCCAACGAGGAAGATCATTAAATGGATTATGAAAATTTTTGGCATTGTTTAGCTGTTGAAATCGCTAGAAAACTTCGGGAAAAATACGAGTTAAACAAGAAAGTAAGAAAAGAGAATGGTTCAGCTTTGGAAGATGAAGTTGAAAAAATAATTAAAAATTTTGTGGAAGAAAAAATTGTTAGGATGTATATTGAAAAAACAGAGGAGGAAAAACAATGAAATGTCCGCATGATGATTCAACATTAAAGGAAGTAACAAGTGAAAAATGTGGAACATATTACGAGTGCCCCAAATGCCATTGCACGTTCAGACTGGTAATCGTTAAATTTGATAATAAATGTTTTGCAAAAATGTGTAAGAAGGAAGGAAAGAAACATGTGTGATATAGCGAAAATGCATATTCATAAAAAATGTAAACATAAAGATGATCCGATTACAGTTTATTTAATATTTGAGGAAAGTCGAATTGGCTTGTGTAGTCATTGCTGGGCGAAAATTGCTGATTCAGATGTGGAATGGGGTTCAGCTTCTAAACCTAAAAACTTTCAAAAGTTTCTTGAAAAAGGACGTGGACTTGAAAATGCAACTTTAACAGAATATAAAATTAAAGGTAAAAAAGATGATGAAGGTGAAGAAAAAATTGAAGCAGAACTTGAGTAAAACTGTGATAATTGATAAAAAATTGATAGATTATAAAAAATGGAAAAGTAAAGCACAGGTTCTTGCAGTTTACGCTTTAGATTGGTGCACGATTGGCGTTACTCCCTCACCATCACCAAACTGGTTAAATTATGCATTTAACGTTAAACTTGTTCCATACATTGAAACTAAATCTTATTTAGCGTTTATATTGCCAGATGATTTTGCAAATTTCTATTTAATAAACCAGTCAAAAATAACCATAAGCGGAATGCAAGATCGAGTTCTAATCACTGTAACACATCCAAACGTTAAAGATTGCATGGAAAAAAACCGCAAAGTTTATAAGGGAGGAAAATATAAGTAATAAAGTGATAAATATGACGACAAAAAATAAAAAGAAATGGATTCCCAAAATAAAAATTTGGGATGGAACAAATGTCCATGGATCATACGACACTATGATTGGATCGCAACTAGTTTCACAACTAAAAAATTTTGGTTTTAACGCTGAACACAAAGCTCAATGGAGTCTTGAAGATCTTCACAATGGAAAAAAAGCATTTGTAACTCATCCACGCAGATTAGCTTCAATAAATCCATACACAGTGTCACAGCGAGATGCAGAAAAATTCATGATACAAATGTTCAAAGGAGCATTGCCAAGAGACATATGCATGCTTGTAGCTGCTCACGGTCACACTACACGTGGATCACTTGATGACGAATCTTTCAGAGTTATTAATCTGCCTGCTTGGACAGCTTTTATTGAGTATCAACAAGCATTAGCAAACTTTGCACATTTTCAACCAGACATTGGAGCATACTTTATAATTGTAACAAAAGATGGGCGGATACATACGCAACCATGGCTTTATAAACCGTTTGTTTACAACCATTTTGAAAAGAAAATTTACGAAGCTGAAGAACCAACCAAAAAATACGTTTCAACAGGTAAAGTTGAAATTGAAGACTATTTTATGACAATGGTTAAAAATGCTGTTTTTATTGTGGCTGCAATCGCTGACCTTCACATTGGAGAACTTGCTGCTGTTGCTCCACCAAAGTTTTCGTTAGGAAGCGAAATTGAAGATTCTAAATCTTTAACTGAAGCAAACAAAAGACTATATGAATACTGGAAACACTTTGTGAAAACATGTAAAATAATAAAGCCCCATGAAATATGGGTGGTTGGAGATGTCTGCGGTGGAACAAACGTTTTTGAGAAACATCGTATGGTGCTTACAAGCAATCTAGATGAACAAATGGCAATGTTTATAGAATTATGCAAGTTATTTCTTGAGAAAAACTAAATGGAAGTGAAAAATTTTGAAGAATCAGACAAAAATGTTACCTTCAGGCATCACTGAAGAACAATTACTTCATCTGCGAAGTTTAGTCAGTAAATTTAAAGATATGCAGTCAGCACGTATAGCATTTGAAAATCGAATGCGAGCAATTAAAATGGAAACAATGCCAGCATGTCGTTTAGGATTCATAATTGAAAAAGGCATGGTTGAAGGAAACGAAGCAGTAGAAGGAGTTGGAAAACGAAAAATTCTAGGTATAAAAAACCTAGAAAAATCACTTATAAAAGAAATGACTCCAATCGTGGAACAACATAGACTGTGGACTGAATGGTTACGTGGAATTAAAGGCATAAGTATTCTCACAGCAGCAAAACTTATAGCGTATTTCGAACCATACTGGGCAGAATTAGAAGTTCCATTATACATGAAAAAGAAACACGAAGGTAAACTTTTAACTAAACCACAATTTAAAACAGTAAAATTTTACACACCAAAATCCCGTAGTTCCCTAATTAAACTATGTGGTTACGCAGTTGACGATGCCACTGGACTTGCTTATCGTAGAGTTCAACATAAGTCAGTTGTTGGAAATCAGGAATACCGAAAAACTTTCTACATAATCTTTGAATCAATTGTAAAAAGGAAAGGTAAATGCTACGAATTATGGAGACGCTACCACGAAGACATGAAAGGAAAAAAATATGCAAAATATTTAAAAAAATGGTTTGGTGCAACAACAAGAAAAGAAGCTAAAAAACTTCATCCTAAAACTTACATTCAGTCAGTTCTAGATCTTTCACGAAGACGATTCATAAAAACTTTTATTTCGATATTATGGGAGAAATACCAAGAAATTTACAGACTGCCAATTCCACCGCCACAACACGTTAGAAACCTCGTTCCGTTGAAACCAAACGAGTGGATTCATCCTCTAGACCTATGTGATAGAGTTGCAAAAATTTAAATAGTGAACAACGTGAATCGTGTGGAAAGTGCTTGTGGTGTTACCACAAATGTGGTGTGATACAATACATTTTTGTGAAAAACACATCCATGAGCACCCATAAAACGGTTCATAAAAAGTGTGGAAAATGTGCGGGATAATGTTACCACAAATTTAATGTGAAACCAATAATCTGTTGCGAAAAATACATTATTTCCGCACATCCACAAAATTTTTAACCGAAAAGTTTATATAGCTCCTTTTATATTTTATTTTAATGTGATTGTAATGATATTTCCTGAAGAAGATATTAAGAGAATTTGGAAACAGTTGAAAAAATTTCCGAATGTTGTTGCGTTTGATAATGATTTTCAGCCTCGTATAAAAAATGGGCAAGTAGTTCCTAACACAAAAGTTTTTAGGATTTATGTGAGTAAAAAACTTCCGAAGTCACAGCTTGCACCTGAAGATGTTTTACCTCAATATCTGTTTTATAAAATTAATGTTGATTCAACGTTGGAACATGTTGAAACAGATGTAGTAGAGATTGGTGTGGTAAAAGCTTTAGTTGATGATCCGAAAAAAAAGTATAGACCAGTGAAAGCGGGAGTTAGTGCTTGCCACGTGAATTGCACAGCATGCACGTTAACTGGTTTCTTTAGAGATAAAGACACTGGACAATTATATATTGGACTTAACAATCATTGCGGAGCACTCGAAAACAAAGCAAGTATAGGTGACTTGTGGATTCAACCAAGCCCGTATGATGGTGGCACTGTTAATGATGCTATTGCACGTCTTCATCATTTTGTCGAAGTTAAATTTAACGATTTTAAATGTCCTTTCAGAAACGCTTTTCATCGTGTTTACAAGTTTATTAAAAGAGACGCATCATTAAACAAGGTGGATATTAGTTTTGGCACTCCGTTAAATAATGATTTTGAAGTTTCATGTTTAAATATTCCAACTGCTTTCGGTAGTTACAGGGAACCGAATGTTGGAGATAAAGTTCAGAAAAATGGAAGAACAACAGGATTAACAATTGAAGGGGAAGTTGTTTCTACAAGTTGGACTGGCACAGTGCAGTATTCACGTGGAATAGCAACTTTTACAGACTGCATTCTTATACATAAGCAAGGATTCAGTACTGGTGGAGACTCGGGAAGTCCAATCTTTGACATGGATGGAAACTGGGTTGGAGTCTTGTTTGCTGGAAGCGATGAATATACAATTGCATGCAAACTATCAAATATTATGAAGGAAGGAAACGTGACAATCGTAACTAACATAGATAATTTTAATAAAAAAGTAAAGAAGCGTAAACGAAGTTGAAAATACCAAAACTTGACTACTCGATGCTTATTCTGTTTTTATTTATGCTTATTGGATATTTGGAAGCTGGGTTTGTCGGAGTCTTTGCTGGTTTCTTATTTTGGGCTGTTTGTAATCTATTTTTATTAACTGGTTTGGTTCCATTTGTTGGTTACTTTTTGTTTCAATGGTTAATTGAACCGTTTACAACTAACATTTGTAAATTTTTACATTTGCCCGTTTTAATGGAGAAGTTATGGCTGTTTTATGGTGTGGTAGCGTTAATATATTGCATGTTAACTTCAATAGCTACAGTTATAATTGTAAGTTTGGCTATTTATTATTGGAAGAAACGTAGAAATATTAGTGAAAGTCTAATTTTTGAAGAAAACTTAAAAGAATTTGAAGAATTCATTAAAATGTTAGATTGGAAAAATATTAAACTGCTAATTAA